TTTGTTTGTAAATGGCGGATTACTAATAATACAATCCCAATGTTCAGTGGGCTCATATGTATAAAAATCTTGTCCATTGTCAATATGTGTTGCAATTACTTTATTGCCCATTTCTCGTATTTGTTTTACAAATTCACTATCTTCTTTATCAAATGGACACCATATAATTGCATCTTGAGGAATATATTTTAATATTGGTACAACCCCATAGTCTGGAGTCATACACTCATCATTGCTCCCCTTGCTATATAATACTTCTTGACTATTCATTATTTTCTTTAGAATGGTACAATATTGTTATCTTGCAAGAAACCTATATCCTTTCTAAATATTGTTTTGTAGCTACGATAATATATTCTCTATTTGTTCCGGAAATTTTGAGCAGAATTGCTCTATTGAGTTAAAAGTTAAATTTTTGTATTTACTCTATATAATCATCATAAATTGTTATATCATATTTGATATTATGTTTTTTTATCAACCAGCCATAGGAAATATCCTTCTTTCTTGCTCGGTCTATTATAAGTGGAAATTTCAAATTATCAATTAACTGTTGTAAATTTTCAACTTCAATCATAATAAGACGCCAGCTTTCGCTTACGACAATAGGATTAAAGTTTTTTAGCTTATAATATATCCTTAACATTTCTTCTGGGCTATGTCCATGAGCGGTGCTTATCAAACACTTCATATTTTTATTTCTCCATTTCATGTATTAATGTAATCCATTGAAAAACATAATTCGTTAGTTGTTTTCATCTCTACATTTCTTAAGCTTTCTAATAGTTCTTTCAACTTTCACATTCATCTTCTAAATTCATTTTAAGTTTATATCCCATTGTTACACGTCGACAACTTATTAAATATTCGTCTGCTGTTAACCTTGGAACAATTCTACAGCTACCTTTTCCGCCGATTTTAATATCAAATGGAATAAGCTTGGTTTTATTATCTTTGTTAATTGTAGTAATTCTTATGGAATCTAAAATAATATTTTTATACGTACTATAATCTACATCATAAAAGTTTCCCGTAAATCTTGTAAGACTTGGAACTATAACAAGTTCTTGTTTTTCGTCTACTATTTCACTTTTGGGGTCGTCAAATCCTAAAATACCTTTATCAAGTAGTATATTCAAATATCTAATTGCGTTGACTTGTACATATAAATCGCGTTTCTGTTCAATATCCTTAATTTTATAAAATTCGTTGAATATATAATCTTTACAGCCAAAATATGTTGTAAACCCACAAATAATTTTATTACTTTTCTCATTAAAAGCTATCCGGAATTGAGAATAATCATCATATTTATCATTATCAAAATTACAACCTTCAAAATGTTCCCACCATACACCATCCTTCAAAACTATCTTATGACGTAAATACTTTTTCAGTTCTTCCCAATTCAATATCTTTAATTTTTCGATGTTCGATGGGGTTAAGTTGTATTTGTTTGGATATTTCTTTATTAAATTAAAATCTATGTAGCCATTCATATCTATCTCTCCTCTTAAATGTGTGATTTTAATACTAATCATCACAAAAGATCTTTAAACTTTTTGCTTCCTCTAAATCTATCCCTATAATATGACTAACCTTGTTGATTGCAAGAGCAAATCCACGATTGTAACCAGCATTAAACCAGTCATTGGGAGACTTTTCAGACTGTTCTTTATTTTTATTGATGAAATATTGAGCACAAAAATAATTTTGTTTTAACCATTTCTTCAATTTTACTTCAGTTTCTTTATCCATTGGTCTATTCTCCTCTCATACAAGAGTTCCTTCCCATTTTCCATTTCTGATTAACATATCTATAAATTCATTCGGGTCATTACCTGCCGCTTTTACTTGCTTTATTGCTTTTTGCAATGATATTCTCTCAGTAATTATTAATCCATTTGTTGTTTCTTCTATGTTGTACCTATCTTGAAATACAATTTTTATAGGCTTCTCTACGTTCGGAATTACAAATATTCTGTTATTTTTGTCTTTAATTACTTTCATCTTTTACTCCTTCAAAACGATTCCACCACATTTGAAACTCACATTTCATAATATACTTTTAACTGATAGAAACATAGCCACAACTGTTCGGTGCGATCAAATTCAAATCAATAATCATTTTCCCGTCAACATACTCTTTGTTGATTTCAATATTTTTGATTATAATTGCATCTTCTGTTATTTCGGTTATTTCACCTATGTAGTGGTTATGACAATTTGATTTTTCATTATATATCATAAATGCAATATCCTGCCCGACAGAAAATTTCAAATTATTATCTGCATTTAAAGTCTTTGTAGTTTTAATACTATATTTCATATATTTGTATTCCCTTTCTAAACAATGGTTTCATTTGTAATCTCATTCATCCTCTTGTTCCATTGGATAAATATTGCCGTCATCCGTAACATAATACATTTTAAAGTAAACCCCACAATCTTTATCAACTGAGGTAAGAATTATCTTTATCGGTTTTTCGCCCTCAAAGTCATCGGAAACTTTCACACCCACTTGATTAAGGCTTAAAGTTGTAACCGATACATTATTCGGATTTTCACATGCCACTGGCAGAACAACTTTGTTGTTATTTTTCTTCATATTTAATATTCTCCTAACACCAATTCAATATTGTTAATAAAATTTTCATTGCCCGTCTCTTTCGTCCAACAAACATTTGTACCTCGATATTTCACTTTTCCGTCAGACGGAAGAATACCTATATTAATAAGAAGCTTTTTGATTATTTTTGCTTGGTCATCAATATTTTTGATACAACCTTGTCCATGAACATATGAATTTTTAGGAAGAGAAATGTAAATAGTATTTTCGCCTACATTCACTCTCTCAACACATATTCCATGTTTCAAAAATGTTCCTAATAATGCTCTAAATGTTATTTCATATGGGTTCATAACTTCACCTACTTTTCACTTACAAGTTTGATTTTGTAACCGAGTTTTTCTTCTATTTCAGATAAAGTCATATTCTTTCTTTTGTCACCTACAATCTCAAAATCAATTTTCCCATCTTTAGATACTAAATCTCCAAAACCCAAGTTCATTGTCTCAATATAATATTGTTCCGTTATATATGAAGGATTATTTCGACTCCCCAATGTAAATGACAGTCTATTGATGTCTACTGGGAGTTCCAATGTAGTCGTACCTTTGACAAAAGAAGTATCTGTTTCTCCTAAAAATTCTACCTCTAAATAATACATGCCGTTTTTGTTTATTATTTTCAAGTTGCCGATATCTGTAATTGTTGTAGGTTCTTTTATTTTATCTCTAATTTCGTATCCCATTGCTACCTCCGTCATGTTTCACTCATTTTTATCCACTATATATTGTGTTTATATTTAAAATATCATCTATATATAGTATAAAAATTCCTTTGAAATCTCAGATTCAACCGTTAGTCATTTTTTCGACTTCTAAATTCTTCAAATTTGTCTTGTTACCAGTCCATAAACTCATCTTTTGACATTCTTATCATTTGAAATATTATGATAACGCCCGATATGTTCAAAACAGGAACAAACATTAGTAGGATAAGAGAAATAAATGATCGAATACACCTAAGATAATATCGAATGTTTTTCTTACCTTCAATCTCGTCTACATATCCATTCCGTTTTAAAACATCTTTCGAAAACATCATAACTCCAAAAAATGTCATCATACACAATATTGAAAATGCAAAATGCAACTTTAATAACCACATATACTTATTCTCCTTCCTACCAATCGCAATGCAATTTTCTATTGACCTATTACAAATTTCTTCATTCCAAGTCCTCCATATTATAATTTTTTCTTATATATTCACACAAATCTTCCATTGTTCTTTTAATATACCAATCATTCTTGAATAACTTATTAACTCGACAAGTACAAGAATATTTCGATCCATATTTTTTGAAGAATTTTAGATTAATACTAATACTCAACAACGGTACTTTAGTGAACCCATCTGTTAACCACTTTTTAAGCCACTCCATGATTACCACCTATATTTTTGTCAAAAGAGTTCTAAGTGGTTCTCTTGTTATATTCTCTTTCGCCCACGAGATATAACTTGGGTCAGTGTGAACAACATCTGTCAATTTTTCACCGTTATGTTTGCCAAAGGTCAACATGTATGTATCAATATCAGACAATTCTTCTTTTGGAATATCTACTCCACCTAAAGTAGAAATAACCTCATCAGAATATATCATATCAAGATTTGACCTGCTTGCTAAATAATCACACATATGTACAAAAAATTGCTCATCATTTTCTGGTTTTGGCAAAACAGTTTTACTTCTTTTGGTAGAAGTCCATTCACCACTATGGCTTTCACATAATCTTGCGATATAGGCTTTCGTTTCAGTATCTATATCGTGCTCAACATTTGTATTCCTCACCCATTCGCCGGCAAGTAGTGGATGTTCATGGACTGTATATCGAGAGCCGTTCAATCCGCACTTGATTGCATCATGAAAAATTGGAGTGCAACGTAAGCAGTCTCTTTGTCTTTCATGTGTTTTTTCTTTTACATACTCCAACCCAAGTATATAATTCATAACTTCTGCAAACATAAGAATATGAAAAATCTGTCCATGAGGTTGACACTGTGTTTTATTGTGATACTTAAATGATGTACTACTTGGAATTGTAAAGATATAATCTGGAATTTCCTTAATCATATCTGTACAGTAGCTTTTTATTTCCTCTGTTTCAAATTTATTTAATAGATTTTCAAAAACTTTTATCTTGTCCATTTATCCCTCCAAAATTTTCTTTAAATTATCATAACCTCATTCGCCCATATAATTCTCTGTTTGAGATTTAAGCCAAGTATTTCTATGATTATGACTTGTACGGATGCATTGTAAAAATGCACTTGGTTCTGCTAACAGCAAACATCTCTTTTTTGCTCGTGTAAGTAATGTATATAACATACAATTATCCAAAAGTTGATGGTGTGTATTATCAATAATGCCAATGACCGTTTTTCGACCAGCTCCTTGTAACTTATGTACAGTCATTGCATATGCTAAAGATAGCGAAGTTAATTCTTTTTTAGTGTATTCAATGAGTTTGTCATGTCCGCATATATCCGAATATGTTACAACACAATATTCTTCTTTTTTCTTCTTGGATTCATATCTTTCACCAATTTGAGTTATATAGCCGATTTCACCGTTGAAAACATTTTTATCATAGTCATTAACTGTTTGCATAACTTTTGCCCCAAGCTTAAAATTAGTTTCAAATCCTTCAATACTTTGTTGTACGTCTCCTAATAATTCATTTTGAATGACCTTATTTATTTCGTTTGTACTATTTAAGCAATCCTTTCTACGAGGAACTGCAATAACAACATTGTCAATCCCATCTGTTTCTACCGACTTGAGAAATGTTTTAATTGCAATATTAAAAAGTGACTGCCTATTTGAACGAAACATATAATACATATCTTGTAATTCACCATGGATAATGCGAGGTTGTAATTTCTCTGATATGGGATTAATATTCTCACGAATTTTGTTAGCATCTACAAGAATACCTGATTTTTCAGCTTGTCTCATAGGTTTTATAAGCTTACTTACAATAGAATCATCAAACATTTCAACTAAATCGGAGAACACGTTTCCAAACCCTATGGGCGGTAATTGTTTGTGGTCTCCTGAAATAATAATCCTTGTATTGTCACCTATCGTCTCAAGCCAATGTAAAAACAAACTGGCATTTACCATACTTCCTTCATCAAGAAATGCGACATCAGTAATTAAATGATTATCCATGTCATAAGTAAATTTGTTTAAGCCTTGACAACCAAGCGTTCTATGAATTGTCATCGCAGGGAACTCTGTTGCTTCTGTAATTCTTTGAGCTGCCATTGCCGATAAGGCTGAAGCAGTTATCATATAATTATTCTCCGTATATGCTTTTACAATTGCTCGCATAATTGATGTTTTTCCTGTGCCTGCCTTACCAGTTATTAAACTGACTGTTCTATGTAGACTCTTATGAATTGTGTCCAATTGTTCGACTACATAATTAAAACCTTGCTCTTCCTCTGCGTGTTTTATTGCCAATTCGATAGCTGTATCAGAAATATTAATCGTAGTATCAACCTTTGACTTGTCAAGAATTAATTGATAGATTTGTTGTTCAATATCATAATAGTATTTTAGACCGATACGTCCATTGACAATATGAAGAAAGTTATTATTTTCAAAAAGCCAATCAACTTTATCACTACATTCGTAAACATTGTTGCTAATCGCAGTTCTCAGGATTTTTTCAGAACACCATGTATGTCCCTTACTTTCGCCTAAATCCTTAAAGTAATATTGAATAAATGATACCAATCTTTGCGTTGAATCAATTAATTCTGGTTTTAATTTCAATGCCAAATCATCGACACGTTTGAATCCTAAATTGTCCACACGAGTTAAAACCCATGGGTTTTTTTCAATTTCTCTCTTTAATAATACTGGATTTGGTTCGTCAGACAGGAGTTTCTTAATCATCGTATATGTAACTCCTAATGGTTTAAGAAGCATAAGAATATCAGAAATCAGATAATTATTGATTATTTTTTCTTTAACTTTGTTCCAAGTAATTTCTCTAACTCCTTTAATTTTCGAATAATCTATTTCTTTTAGTGTTCCATTTGCAACATCATTTACTAAGTTGGGGTACTCGTTGATAAGGTTTTCTGCCATCCACTCTGGGATTATTGTTTTAAGAAATAATAATTGCATTTCTTTTGTTTGTGGAACTAAAGCATATATTGATAATGGTTTATATTGATGACCATATTGCTTATTATATTCATATTTTGCTTTAATTTGATATTCTCCACCAATAGATAACTGTTGCATCTTACCAACAATGTTACAAAATTTCTTTTTTTCTTCCGAATTATCGAACTTATTTGCTTCACTGTTGGTAAAAAACGGTATATCATCTTCTGTATATGCAATATAAGTTCCCCAAGTTGTATCATCATTATAATATTTTTCATATGTTACAACAATTTTAAATTCGTAAATATTATCATCAGACAATCAACTTACCTCTCTTTCTTTTTCTATGTCCTCGACATATAGGAAAATGTATCCTTGACATGTTTTATTCACTCTTGTACAGCACTTTGATATTGCACTTTTTGAACAGCCAATTATTTTTGCCGTTTCTGTTACTGATTTATATCTTGCGACCTCTTTATATTGTAAATCATATTGAACAACTTCTTTATAATGAGCCTCTTGCACTGCTCGTATTGTAGATTCTGAGTTTTTCTTCCCATACCTACCATGTTTTTCTTTTGGTATTTTTTTATGAGCTTCTGACATTTTCTTCTTAGATTCATTTGTATGATATTTACCGTAAAAAGGATTATCCTCGTCCAAATATCTTTCTTTTGCCAAATTACTTAATACTTCTTTTGTTTCTTCTGTATGGTGTTTCCCATAAAACGGATTCAACTCTCCAAGCGTCCTATAATGTGCATCTTCAATTTCTTGTTCAGTTTTAGATCTTCCGGTATTTGCAATCGCTATTTTTTGTTTTGTCTCATCTGTATGATGTTTGCCTTTAAACGGATGACCGTATATTTTCCAATGATCTTTTATTTTCTGTTTCGTCTCTTCTGAAGCTTTTCTACCTAATGCTTTTTGTCTTATTTTTTCTTTTGATTCCTCGCTCAATGTAGAGTTTTCACCACCTGGACGAATATTATATCCATATTTGCTATTTGTACTTTTATACTTTTTAATTAATTCTTCCTCTATAATATTCGCCATTTCTAAAGTCAATCTATCTATTAACACTATATGTTGAAAGTTATTCCAACCATATTTATTAATAGCATTATTAAACGCGACACATTGTTTATATCCCCAACCACTATCCCAACGATCTTTGACATTTTCTTGACCTGTTTGACCTATGTAAATCTTTCCATTAATTTTGTTTATATGAACATATATTTTATAATTCTCCATACAAAAAACCACCATCCAATATTCTAAAAGAGTATATTAAAAACCGTAATAAGCTGATCCAATTTAAACTGATACTCCTTTCTTTCTCACACTCTCAAGCCACTTACTATATGACTTTAATTTTTCTACAATTACTTTTTCTTCACTATCTTTCTTACAAAGAATAGCGACTTGCTGTCCTTTTTTCACTAAATCTTCATATTCTTTTAATTGACTATGCCATACAATTCCTTCTACAAGTCCAAAACTTGAATAGATATTTATATATGCGAATTGCTTGCCATTTTTATCTTTCTTCTTTTGAACTTTTGCAATAATACCAACTAAAGTACATTTCTCGCCATCAGAAATTTCTTCAAATGGTGTTAAAAATGTATAAGCTGCATCAAATGGATTATCATTGATAAAAACTTGTAATGTTTGAAATTCCCAAAACTGTTCATCTGCAAGATATTTTTGATTTTCATTTATATACTTTTGAAATCTTACTTTTTGATTTTCATTGAATTGTATCTTTTTTAATCTGTTATATTCGGAAAGTAATGCTTCTTTATCATATACAACTCGGCTTCCAGATGAAGGGATAACATATTTTCTCAAATCGATTCCCCAATCTTCTTCAAGTTTTTTATATGTAGGTAATGATTTAACCTCTGAAAACTTTAATGGTTGGTACTCCGATTTTAGATATGATATAAGTTTTTCACGTTTATTTTTACAAGGAATTGCACCAGATTTAATGAGTGCTATGACAGATGCCTTATCCAAAGAAAGCCTTTGGGTCAAATCGTTAAAAGATTTGTATATACCATTATTCTCTCTTTCCTCAATAATTTGTTTAGAAAGCGATTCGCCAATACCACTAATTGCTGATAGTCCAAAAAGAACTTTTTCATTATCAACCGTGAAATTCATACCAGAGTGGTTGATGTTCGGTGGCATAATGTTCACATTAAAATACCTTGCATCAAGTATGTACTTATTAATAGCTCCCGCCTTGTCTTTGTTTTGATTAAATAAAGCTTTAAAAAAATAGGTTGGATAATGTGCTTTAAACCATGCGGTTTCAAAACAAAGAACTGCATAACTGTAAGAATGTGACTTATTAAACAAATATCCGCCCTTTTTCGATAATTCATTTGCTATCTTATCCGCAATATCCTTAGAATAACCATTAGCTACAATTTCACTACGAAGGATTTCCGACTCTTTTTGTACTAATTCAACAATCTTTTTTCCGATTGCCTTACGGAATAAGTCTGCCCCTCCATACGTTCTGCCACCAAATTTTTTTACAATATCAAGAAGTTGTTCTTGATAAATCATACAATAATTTGTATCTTTCAAAATTTTATCCATATCAGGATGAATAGATGGTGGTCTGCTTCCGCCAGTTGCCATTTCAACATATTCGTCAAGTGCGCCCATACTATCAGGTCTATACAAAGCCAAAACAACAGATATAACTTCAAAATCTAACTGTTCAAGTTTTGGTTTCAATCGAATCAATAAATCTTTCATTCCGGCTGATTCGACTTGAAACACACCGTTTGTTTTGCCACTTGCTAATAGTTCATATGTTGGTCTATCATTCTCAAAATCAGGATTATTAATGTCATAATCCCAAGGATTCAAATGTAAATCATCTTTAATTTCTTTTACAAGATTAAGTGTGGCAACGCCCAGTAGGTCAAACTTAACAATTCCAATATCTTCTACGTAGTGTTTGTCAACTTGAATTACATGTTCGCCCTTACTTCCTATCTTCATTGGCATATAATCATTGATTGTTGTATCAACAATACCAATACCACCGGCATGAATAGAAACCGTTTTTACTCGACCACTTAAATGTTGAGCAATATCAAATAATTCAACATACTGTGGGTTATCTATAAGCAATTTCGGATTAGCTTTCATACAGTCATCCCAATTATCAAATGTAAATTTTTGCGAAAGTTTTTGCATTTGTTTATATGGAAAACCAAGTATTTTTCCCACATCTGTAATTGCTACCGTCGGTGTAATGTATGAGTAATTTATAATTTGACATACTCTATCCTCACCATATTTATCAACAAGATAATCAATAATTGCATCTCTATTTCCAACATCTGTGTCAATATCAGGAAGTCCCACACGTTCAGGATTCAAGAAACGCTCAAAAATAAGTCCGTATTTTATCGGGTCAATATCTGTGATATGACAACAATAACAAACCAGTGACCCTGCTGCACTTCCTCTTCCCTTGCCTACTTCAATGCCCAGTTTCTCTGCCGCTTTAATAAAGTCCCAAACAAATAAGAAATACCCATCAAATCCCATTGAATGAATAATATCCATTTCATAATCAAGTCGTTCTCTTCTGATTTTTTGTTCAGTTTCATCAAGTTTGTCGTATCCTCTATCTTTCCATCCTTGATTTACTAAATGCCATAAAAAATCATTATTATCTTTATATCCTTTTGGTAATGGGAATGTTGGTAACTGAGGCTTTTGAAATGGCATGCGAACTTCGTCAATCAAATCTGCTACTTTATTAGTATTTTCCAGCCCGATACACACATTGTCATATCCAATTTGTGCGTCCATACACTCATGTATTTCTTGCTCTGATTGCATATAACAGCCTTCATACACTTCGCTATTCTCAATCGCATTTTTATCATTGTTAGTGCTTTTTCTACCAATTTGAATAAGCTTGTCTTGATAGTATAAATCTTCTTTTTTGGGTGCATGACTATCCGTTGTAATAATAAATGGAGTGTTTGTTCGTTTGGAAAGTTCTAATATTTTTTGATTATACAAACATTGATCTTGATGTGAATGCGACTGCATTTCAAGAAAGAAATACGGAAATGCTTCTTTATATTCATTAATATATTCAACGCATTTTTCAAAATCTGATTCTCTTGCTAATTTACTAGCTAGACAAGCAGATGAAATAACAAAATTTTCAGCATAAGGTTTTATATCCTCTATAGTACATCGTGGTTTAAAATAAAATCCTTCAAAATTACTCTTTGTAATGACTTTATTTAAATCTTTTCTACCCTGTTCATTTCTTATTAAACAGATTAAATGAAAGTATTTGTTGTCCTTATCCTTGATTGCTATATCTTCGCATTCATATAACTCGCATCCGTAAATCATTTTAATATCTGGATAGTCTTTTTTTATAAGGTCATAGTATATATGGGCATATGCATTTCCGTGATTTGTTGTAGCATACGCTTTTAATCCTATCTCCTTGGCTCTGTCCAACATTTCCTTTGGACTTCCATAACCATCCAACAATGAATAAAAATCATGATTATGTAATGAACTATACATAATTTACCTCCTACCAATCGTCATCTTCATCATTGCCACTTGTATTAATAACCTCCACGTCCTCAATTATAATCTGAGGTGTTCTAACGCCGTTATATTCATTGATTGAAGGCTTTCCAACAATATTAAATGTAATGCTATCATTATCGTCCCAAGCGTTTTGCAAAAAATCATATAACTGATTACCATTCTTACATTTAAACTGAATATATTTAATATCATTTACCATAAAACTGATAGTATCTTCGTTTTTACCGAATACCTCAAAACAATCTCTTGTTAATGATATATTCTCTATTGCAAGCATTGGTTCATTAATTCCTTGACATATAATATCTTCAAATTGTGACAACTTAATAATTAATGAGATTGTAATATGCTCAATATCCAAGATAAAATCTACACAATATGTAGAATCATATTCAGTATCATTAAGAATATTATTCATCATACTTATTGCTTTTTCTTTATCATCAATTGGCAAATTTACAATACCAAAAGCATTAGCGTGACCTTTACCATTGACAATACCTGTAGAATTAACAAGATCCTTAAAGCTGTCAATTGGACTATTATCAATATTCCTTGCACTGCCACCGAATACTGTCATTCTTGTCTTTTTATCAAAATGTTTTTGTAGTAGAATACAAGGCTTGTTATATTGTTCTGCAATTTTAATTGCTACAACGCCTGTTAGTCCACTATCAAGTAAGTCCGATACATCAACCATAATGACCTTATCATCTAGAGGAAGTTCATCTATTACTTCTGAAATAGCCTTTACACCTTTCTCTTTCATTTTATCTTGTCGAGCCTTTGCGTTTTTGCAAAGTCTGGCAGCTCTATCATAAATGCTTTCTTGAATTGTTTCTGACGGTCTATTTTTAGTAGCTCTTTTTTTATATTCAAAGAATTCATCCGTTTCAATAAAGGCTCTAAATAATAACTCTTTTTCGTCAGCCGACCCAATCCTTATCATTCCGTTTAAGATAGGAGTTATATACCATTGAATATTATGGATATTAACTTTGCCGTTCATACTGTAATCTTGTGCTTTAATGAGTGACTGAAAACATTTATTTTTAATATTAAGTAATCCAAGATTTGTGATGTATCTTGTTTCAAATGAACGCATATCCATAACATCACTAATATTTGCTAATGCACATAAGTCTAAATAATCATCTGCAAACTCATTCCAAGTTTCAGTGTCTAATGCTTGCAAAAACTTGTACACCACTCCTGCTCCACAAAAATCCTTGTTAGAGTAATTCTTGCTCATCTGATTGTTTACAATCAAAGCATATGGATTTTTTTCTTCTGATTCATGATGGTCGAGAATAAGTACATCAATGCCTTTTTCAGAAAGTTCCTGACATTGCTCTGTATCATTTGTCCCGGCATCAGGAATAACCAATAACTTTGTATCATCAGGTATTACAATGTCATCATCTAAACCATGTGCCTTTGCCCTTGTATGCAATATGTACTCAACAGGATAATTATCATCCATCTTTTTGATATATGAATATATCATAGCTGCCGAACAAAATCCGTCTGGATCTTCATCTACAAGTATCTCAATTTTATCTTTATTGTTAAAGTGTTTCATAAATAATTCTACTGCTTTATTTATATTCTCCAATTTCTCATACGAAATTAAAACACTTTCATTTAAGTTGAGATAATTTTCATAGTCATTAATCCCTCTATTTTTCAAAACTTCCGCTAATACATTGGAAGTATTATTATTGCTATTTTCATACAATCTGTATTTCAAATACACACCTTCTTATCTTAATCTGTATATATTATTTTTAACCATATGCTCCCAACTTACAGGTTTATCAGTCGGTGATTCTTTTTCATTTAGAACATTATCCTCATCAAACATGTAGTAGAGTGGAACACCTTCTGGAAATCTTTCTGCCAATTCTTCTAATTCTTCTCTAGTTACATCTTTATCAAAGCAAAAAATTATGTCTACTCCCAACCTAACAAGTAAATCAATCTGATATTGTGATAGCTCCTTACCACCCGTACCGCCAGTATTTCGATAGCCATAACTCCATGCTTGTTCTACAAATTTTTCCGCCTCACCCACATAAATACGTCCTACTCTTTTTATATAAGGAAGAGTTTTATATAGTCCATATATAATTTTCGACTTTGCACATGGTTCTAAATAAATATATTTACTCATTCCATCAGGCACTTTTCTATCAAAATATCTTGCTTTTACACCAACTAAATCTCCCAATTCAGAACGAATAGGAATTGTGTATCGGTTGGTTTCTTCATCAAATCCTATTTCAAATTCTCTTTGTGTTTCATAATCAATATAATCTTCGTAAAACAAATCGTTCACATACGGTTTATAATATGAAAGTATATTTTCTGAAATAGGCTGTAATGGCTTTTCTTTTTCTTCTGATATATTAGAATCCATATCTTCTAACATTTTCAGTATTTTGAAACTATCAGGAATATCTTCTTCAAAATCATGATAATAGGATATTCCTATTTCCGAGCATATTGCCTTCAACCCCTCTGGGAATGTAAGGTTTTTAACATAGCATACAAGATCAATAATGTCTGTTTGCCTATTACCTTTTATCATCTGTCGAGTTTTATTTAAGCAGATAAGAGATTCATTATTGTATAAAATGATTGCACCTTTGTTGTCCCCATCAGGATTGCCGGCTGTCCAATATGCTCCGACTGAATGATACTTAATGTGATGGCAACCAATGGACTCTAATATTTGTTCCGAATAATTATTTTCGTATATGTAATTCTTTAATTCTCTTGTATCCAAGTTGCCACCTCCAATTAATTAGTATCTTTAGTTTTCTTTATGATATAACCTATATTTTTCCATATGTTTAGATTCAAATCTATCTCAAATAACATAATTTTATCCTTACTACCAGCTCTATTCTTATCTGGTTTTATACAAAAATATTGTTTGTTTAAATCCAAATTTTCTGCATTAACTTCTCCCCAAGAATCACACTCTAATACCATCTGGTACTTGTGATATTCTTCTTTGTTCAACTTTTTGCCAATGTTCAAAATATCAGCCACATGCTTAATTTGTTTTGCATTTGCAATATTATTACTACTAAGACTAAAAATATCTGTAAACACAGTTTCGTCACTTAACTGAAATACGGCATATCCGCTCATACGTAATTCTTTTGTAAGTTCTTTCAGTTTAGTGGCAAATTGTTTTATTTGTGACCAATCATCTGTGTTGTATCCTTTCAATGTATCATAGCCATAATATTTTATATTTTGAACCATTTTTGCTTTACGCAATTCAAATTCAATTCTTTCTGAACTATAGTCGTCACCGACATCTTTAAACATGACCTTACCCTTTCGGTCACTACTATCAATCCAGTCCGTAACTTTTTTTACATTCCAATATTCATCTGATGTATCTTTTATTCGCCTTATGTACTCGTCATTACTTTCAATATATATACCGTCATCGTCAATTTTTCGTCTGATAATATTTCCGTCATTATCATGATAAACACCTAATACTATCTCTTTTTCTGGCTTATTTATATATACTCCATGTAAATCTTGAAACTCTTTATTATTGATAACTGTAGTAATTAAACAACTACGAAGATCTTCCTCATCCATTTCATTGCTCATAAGAAAAAAGTTTTCATCTTGTACAAGGGCTACATAAGCGGCTAGCAAAACAAGCTTTCTTGTCTTACCTTCATTTGAAAGAAATCCTTCAAATAAAACTTTTGTTTCTCTAAGACCAAGATAATACTCATTATACATATACCAAGGGAACGGCAATCCAAAGTTTGGTTTTTCCAAATATTTATCTATTTGAGCTGAATTTTTATTGGTAAGCTCAACTGCTTCTTCGCCGGCATTAATCACTGTATTGATTTTATCTGCCTTTGTGCGAATAATTCTATAAATATCATTAGGTGACATTTTATCAAAATTTCTATGAGACAATATTTTTTCAACAGGGAATCCATTTCGACCATATTCTCTAATTAATGAATATTTTTTTACTGTATTAAAATAATTTTTTATATCGTTTTCATCAGCAAGAGTCATATATCTTTGAAGTGTTTTCCAACCTTTATATTGCTTATAAAGATTAAGACGTTCTTCGCTTTGACTCATAAACACATTCATTTTAGTCTCATCTAATGTTTGTGAAAATGTAAGATAATATGTTTCAAGATTATCATAAAAGAATTTTGTTACAGAATCAGAGAAGTCATATTTACTTCTCATAAATGTACTATAATTAACAATCAAATCCAAATCTCTGGCTAAAGCTCCTACGAAACATATTTCACTCTGTATATTACAATCTTTTAGTTCGCTTTCATTATTCAAAATCTCTCTCCTATCCGAAAATATCATCTACTAAATCTGATATATCATCTGTATTATCAACGCCGCTATCTTTCGACACATTAGAATACCCAATTGATTGACCGACAAGATTTTGAGATGTTTGTTGTTCTTTCTCAGCTTCAAGTATTTTTTTCTTTTCTTTCCATCGTAAATAACTATCATACTTATTGATTAAAATAGATAAACCATATAAGATTAATGCAGTCGGACTAATTTCTCTGTCTGATTTCGATATTAGTTTTTGATTCGCTCTTCTGATATAATCTATTTTTCTCTGCCACATATCCAACAACTCTATTGCAGGAATTGGAGTATCTAATCTATCATCAGTACCATTAATGACCTTCTTTATTTTTGTCCAAGGTAATGTACCAGTATCATATTCTTCTCTTAAAAATGCACATAAATCAGATTCATCAAACCATTGTGAAATATACTTTTCCGCATTCTTTGAAAATTGCTCAATATTGCTTTTGCTTATATGTTTTTTTTCAAGAAGACTTAATGTATTTTGTTTTCCTTCATCTAGATATTTTTCCAAATTCGCCAAAGCCATTGTACGTTTTCGAGAAGGAGTTTTTGTTGCATGACACCATTGAATAAAGCAATTTTTGTGATAGTAATGTTTATCATAATAAACTATTTCACATTCATTTTCATCTACGTCAATATCTTGGGAACAAAAATAACATTTTTTCTTAATTTTATTCATATCTATAAAACAGTCTTTATGATATAAATGTTTGTCAAAATAGAGAAGATTGTTATCACCTTGATTCCTACAAACATCTAACGACGACTTGCAACAAAAACAACTAGGTCTTGGAGTCATAATATTCTTTTTATTTTGTACCAATCGTGTCATTTCCTCCTCCAATCTACCTAAGCCACCAAAAAAATGATGGTTTAGGTACGAAAATATTATATTAATTAAACATTACCAATACCTTATTAAGAATTTCGGCGTCGGTTACATTCTTATATGCCGTAGGAAGTCCTGCTGCCTCAAGTTTTTCCTTCATTGCTTTCTTTTCCATTGGGGGCAATGCGTTTCTTTTGGCGATGATTTCTTTCTTAATTGCTTCAATATTAATACTCTCATCGTTTCCAGTAGTATCATCATCTGCTGGTTCACCAACCTGACCAAGAATTTCTTTTTTATAAATATCTTGCTCAATATCAACAGCCTTTGTTAAGTCATTTTTTAATACAAACTTTGATTTTCCTGCTGTTTTATCAATAACCGCCTGCCAATCAACTAATGTTGGGTCTTCAATAATAATACAATCATCATGTACATGCGTTCTATCTTTTTCAACCCATGCACAAACTGTTCCGTCCTCATTCCTGAACATACGAATTTCAGTTTTAACATTATGATCCATTCCTTTGAAACCATCAGGAATCTTTCTTCCTGTAACTACACTTTGAGTTGTTCCATCAGCCAATTTAATTGTTTCTTTTTCATCAGCTTCTCTTGCCGTTACAATATAATGAACGCCAGATGACATCAAATCAAGGATTAAATCTTGTCCCTTAAAATTGACTGTTTGATAATCCTTCAACTCCATACCTGCGCCTTCTATTTTTACAAGTCTGGCATCGCCTACAAGACCATCTTTATCTGCTTTAACTTTATTTCTTTTTTTTGAAAACTCAACTAAGCCTTGCTTTGTTGTCAAATTAAGAATTGTAGTGCCATCAACAACAATGGCATCAGCTCTAAACGGCTCACCGTCTGCATCTACTACAACTTCATCTGTTTCATTACCATCATCATCCAACTCATAAAAATCTTCGTTATTCTTGACCTTTGCAATATACTGTCTTACTTCACCAAGCGACTGTGTATAAACAATATAAATATTCTCAAGATTAACACCATTTGCGCTTAAATCGCCCAGATAATCATCAATTGAACCAGACTCGGGGTCAAGATACAATAGTCTAAAAGGCTTCCCATCTGGGCGTTTAAAATATGCTAACTGCATCGCCATAGTTGATTTTCCTGTAAACGGTTTTCCGTATAATATCATTCCCAACTTACTTTCTGTTACTGACGCTTTTCTTGCTTTTGCCATTAAATAATTCCTCCATAATTCCTAAATATTGATTGATTGGAACGCCATTGCTGGCGTTCCATTTGATTATTTTTTTAATGTGAGAATTAATCCCATGCTTCATCATCACCATCGTCAAAGTCTGTTCCGTCTCCCCAATCATCATTTGAGTCATCACCGAAATTTTCTTCTGCCTTATTGGCATTTTTAATCTTTGCGATAGCTTCTGTTACATTCTGTTCTGTGTAAATAGTTTTATCAATTGATGAACCCTTTGCTCCTGTAATAATGAACTCTCTTTTTGTAGGAGCAGCCACCTTGTCCAATCTATCTTCTTCTCCCCAAACATCATCGTCTGCTACAACCGTTTCTGTCTGAGTCGAAGATACCATATGACCATTTACCTTAATCGCATTGTACGGATTCAAAGACTTCTTAAACTTATTCGCAAGTGCCTTGTCCACAATAATGAACTGAACATCTTCAATATTGCTATATGTAACAATCTTTGCAAGAACAACAAATCTGCCAGTCGGTTTCTCATTATCATCCTTTTCTTGTTCAATTCCCATAAAGATAATTACTTGATTAAAATCGTTCTGCTTTTCAAACTTCTCACTATCAAAGTCAATATCCGAGCAAAGTGAAATTTGATTTGGAACAAGCTTTGTTGATGTTCGCTTATTGCCCTTATCATCTGTAAAGCTGCTATAATCAAGACTTCCACGAATAAATACGCTTGCGCCGTCCCTTAAATTTTCCTTAACTTCCTTACAAGCATCAAAGTCTGTTAGAATCTTCTTATCGTTAACTGTTTTACCCTCAGAATCAACCTTCTTCTTAACGCCAATATTCTTGCCAATCATACGGTATCCCTCGCGATTATAAGAATATCTCTCGACCCAAGGTACTTTTACGGTGTCTGCTTTTTCGCCCTTCTTCTCAGCTCTCTTAGAGAAATAAACATTCTCTTGTTCCATACCTTGAATGTTTACATATAATGTTTCTCCATCAAGATAGCTCGCACCAAAGTTAAGCATTCTCATCGGCTTGCCGCTCTTAGTTTTAATTTCCTTAAATGCTGTATCCTTTTCCATGCCAGATACAATTCCCTTCAATTGGAATGCACCTTTTGTTTCTGGTAAATCAAATAATCTTCCCTTTTTCTTTGTTTCAGCCATTAAAATAAAATCCTCCTTGAAATAAAAATTAACGTAATAAAATCTATCTGAACGCCCAAATGGACGGAACATAGAATTAAATTTATGTGAACTATATGAACAGTGGTTTATGGACACAGATTGTCCAAGGGTATGCTAATTCCCACCCAAACAAAATGATAAAAATAATACTTGATATTTCTGCAAAATTATGTTAGAATATAAAAGTACAGACTAATGGCATATCCCATTACGAAGTATCCTTTTATATAGGCAATCAACTCCTCGACCAAAATTTGTTGATTGTCTATTTTTTATACACTATATATAGTAGTTGATATTATCTTGAAGCTACTATATATGGTTTTTCTTGTCGTTGAAATTTAATTTTCATTAGACTACCAATTATTCGCATACTTTTGTAAAAAACAAATACATAACATCTGTGTCACATTCATTCTTTGCAATAAGCGTTGAAACCAAACTAAACCCATAATCTGCATATTGATTTAACACTTCTTCTAATTCACCAGTACAATAATTACTAACTTTACAACAAGTATTATATACTTTCAATTTAGCACCTTCATAATCTTATCCCTGCTTATAGTTTTCCAATTATACCTTACGAACATTTTTATCAGAACAACTTGTCTCACGATTCTAATATCCATCCTGTTTTAATTTCTTCTAGTGTTCTCGGTGTATAATCCATATACTTCATCATTGCGCCGACGTTGTACATATGACAAGGTTTATCATATAATGCTCCCATTTCATATCTAAAATGTTGTATCATATTTTCTTCAAAGCTGTTATGTACATGCCCATAAAGATGTACCCAATCATAATAATGATTTTTAAAACATGGCATTGGATAATGACATAGAACAACTGAAACTTCATTGTCAATTTTTAGTTCCTTGTAATCTACAACCTCGACAAACAAGTTGTATAATTCTTTGTTTTTTAATATTCTATTGTCATGATTTCCTTGAACTAAATGTATGTGCCCTTTTAACTGTTTAAAAATTTCAATAGTTTTGGTGGCATTGTGCCAACTAATATCACCCAAGACATATACATCATCTTTATCATTAACTTTGCTATTCCAATTATCAATAATTGTTTTGTCATGTTCTTCTATATTGATAAATGGACGATTGTCAAACTTTAAAACATTCTTATGACCCAAATGTAAATCTGAAATAAAATAGTTCATGCTTAATTATTCTCCTTTAACAAACCGCTCTTGACTAAATGCTGATGGATAATTTCTATAATCTGATTTTCTAAGAATGCATCAACATTAGCATTGCATTTGACATAATCTAATTCATCTTTGATAAAATCTTGTATTATGGAAGTAAAGTCCATATCCTCAATTGTTTTTACAATTTTCTTATGAATAAGTTCTTTATGTTCTTTTGTAAGAAATTCTTTAATATCATTCATATCAATATATTCTCCTTCTCGATAAACTCTTTTGAACAGTTCCGTCAATTTTCTCAAATCGTCCTTGTCTAAGAGAAAGTATTTTCCAGGAGGGTGGTCTTTTCTTATAGCCTGATGCAAAATATCCATATACTCATCCCGAAACTTTTGCTCTCTGTTAGATAACTCTTTATTCATATCTCTCCACCATTACCTCTGTATATCGCATTCATGAAAATCCATAAGTGCCTTATATTTATATTCTCCAAATCTTTTTCGCCAGCGTTGCTTTGTTTTTTCACTCTCCCAGCTAAACGGCAACATATGATAATTGATAAGGAAACATACATCTAATACTTCTGAATTTTGAGGTATTCGACTCAATACAAAGTATGAACCGTATGCGTGATGGTCGAAATAGTGAGCTATGCCAAGCTCATCAAATGTTTGAGTTGACAATTTGCCTAAGTCATGCATCATTGCACCGCTCAACCAAGGATTTCCATAACCTTTTTCTTTCATTAATTTCTTAGTATTTAAACAATGCTTGTACAAATCCATTGTGTGATGAGGATTCTTTTGGTCGAAATCTCCCATATAAGCTATTTCATTAACCAAATTTCTCACATGATTTTTAAATTCATCATGAATAATAATCTTGCTCCACCCTTCCTCAATGAATGGAATTTCAAATCTTCTAATTTGCTTTTCCAACACTTCATCAGGAACAGGATGTGGTCTATTTTTATTATCTTGTTGACACCACTCAAATGGTTTCGGCATTATGTAACAAATCTTTTCTATGTCTAGTCCATTGACTTTATTAAGAATTGCTCGACGAGACTTCATTGTGATATTTGTTGCATCGGCTATCACATTATATTTATTCTCCAAACGCTTTCGGATTAATGTATGAAAAAGTTCAAACACTTCATCATTTTGAGACTGGTCTCCGACTTCGCCGGTTAATTGTTCTCGTATCATATCAGTTGATATAACAACTGTATCAGGATTATCATTTACAATCTGTTTGGCAATGGTAGATTTGCCACTTCCAGACAAGCCACACATAACATATAGTTTTGGTCTACTCATTCCTACACACCTCATTTTTTATACTGAATGTAATTAAGTTTGTCATCACCTTTTCCATAACATCTTTTGCTTCAGTATTAATCTCCAATGGATTATTCTCCATATACTCTTGTTTATATTGTTTAATCCACTCACACGTTTCTTTTGCTAAATTTTTTGAATATTCTAATTCATAATGATAATTAGATTTAATATCGAGCAACATATCCTTATTTTTAGGGATTAGAATAGTACGGTAACTTTCGCCATTACAATATCTTTCGATAAAATCTTTCAAACGTAAAATATGATGTAATTGTTTGGGGTCACAACCATATTTCTCAATCTTATCTACGATACTTGGATACGGATATGTAAGAGCTTTGTACTTTTCAAATGCCATTCCGCACATACAATTAACACTTGCGTAATTGTTGTACCTTGCAATTTTTTCGGCATTATCAAGCATAGGTGCGAATAGTTCTTCATAAATTGGATTTAAAATATAATATTGAGTAAACAAAAGTTCAACAAAGTTAATATTTTGTTTCTTAAAACACTCAAACATTTTACGAATATCTTTTACATCACATAGGCAACCATTCCCCATATCAAGTGTCGTACTTACCGGTTGACGATTAAACACAATATCGTTTAATGTAGGAAGAATTATTGCTTTTGAATCGACATCTGAACCAAAGTAATCCAACTCATAATTTTGTGAACCGTATAAAAATATGCCAACAACATTGTAGCCTAACGATATAAGTTTGTCGTAATGTTGTTGAATTTGATTTTGCACTTCTTGTTTAAACATCCTTCAATTCCTCCTTGAAGAGCATAGAATAATCGTCTACTCCCATTTCCTTTAATTTTTTATATCGAGGTGACTTTTTGTTGCCACTTTTTAAAACATTGATATCATGACCATAATATAATTCTCTACAATATACTTGATACTCCTTAGGAACATTTTCTGAAACATATATCATAAAATCTTTCTTATTGGTTTTGGGAGCAGTATCATAGTATTGTTTTATATTTTTTGTGGTCTCAGTAATATACTTCATAACAACGGTTGCTATCTTCTTAACATTTTCATGATAAGCCTTTGGTAATTTCGATAGCAAATCATCATAACAACTGTCAGCGATAGAAGAAATCACTAAATTAATAGACGATAACTTAGATAATACTTTATGAATATGCACATAATCATTGTATTTTAATTTAACCTTATAACCGTCAATATTGATTACAAAACCTTCCGCTTCATCAGATGACTTATCGTCTAATTCGGTCATAACATCATCCAAGGTCTTGTTGAAGATTTCTGTTGTTGGAATATTGTATAATTTTGCGAATTTGAGAATTGATTCATATGAATATTCTTCGCCGGTCAAATTACTTCTCATGCCGATAAGATATAATCCTTCTTGCTCTTTTGTGTATTTAACGACATGTGTATCTTTTAATGAAATGTACTCAAAAATAAAAGTGATATTGGGATATTCTCGTAACATTCGTTCATAACCAGGTAACTGATATATCATCTTATAACCATCTTGTAATCTCCATGAAGTATTTGGATTAATAGATTGACTGCCTGCCATTATAATTTGACCATTATACCAAGTAGCTGACTGCATAGAACCGTCCAACTTATTTGAAAATTCAACTGTTTTTGCATTGCCAATCCTACTTTGTATATTCTCCAAACTTGTTTCTTCGAGTTCGTTAATATTAAAGAATTTAGCAAATGGACACAAAACTATTTTGTCATTTACTATATCAATTACTATACTTCTACATTCACGATAAAATCCATCATATATACTCCATAATTCCTCACCGGAATTATCAACTTCTCCATTGTAGATATCGCTATATTGACCGTATCTCAAAAGAAGAAACTGTCCGTTTTGGTTTAGTTCTAATCTTGAAAGTAAGTCTGTATATTCAGGATATTGATTTATGGGTTCAATGTTATTTAAACATTCGACCCATAGTTCCAAACAGGTTTTCTTCCCGTCCATGTCATATGTAACATATCCCATTCTTTTATGAAACTCATTTTTTATTTCAATGAATTTATTCATTACTGGATTCCAACTCATTAAACAGCCTCCTCAATAATCCTCTTGGTCTTGGGTTACTCCACCAACCCGACACAAAATCATAATTATCTTTATCATGAGTATAATGACCTCTATACGTTTTTAATTCGGGAGCAAGCCTATCTATTACTTTGTTATATTCAATATGGTCAAATGGAGCTCTTATATCATAATCGTCTTTTGTACTTATATCAAAACGAATATCGTCTAAGTCGGATTCTTGAGCGTTATACTTCATATACTTGACTGCCTGATGCTCTCCCCAATTTATTAACTCATCTTCTAATTCATTTAAAGTAATAAATCGTTCAGATTCATCATATATAGAAATTTTATCGGAATGTATGGATAAAAATTCTTTCATTTCTTCAACGGAAGTATATGCGTCGTTGTGTTGATTAAACAAAGGCTTCCATCCACCACTTCTACGTCCAATACAAATTTCATAGCCAAAACAAGGTTCGTCCACAAGTCTATACTCATTAAAGAAATACTTCTCAACAAATTCCTTGTTTTGTGTATGTATGTAATATTTTGTACTCACTATATTTTCTACCCTTCTACCTATACATTCTCCGTTTCATCCGATGAAAAGTTTATTTACTTATACAAATTTAACACCTAATTTTGCACTTGCCTTTGCCACATTCCTAAAAAGTTCATCTACTACATCATATTTCATTTGACAAATTTCAGAATTAACCATGTCTTGAAGAATTTTTATAAACAATCTATTGCTTGCTAGGAATAAACCTATCTCCTCATTATATGTATCATCTTTATGGCAACAAGCCTCTGCTTTATATTTCCCACTTCGTACTTGAATCTTTTTGCCATCGGTTCTGTATTCATAAACAAATGCATAAAATCTTCCATCATTGTTGAAGTAATTCCCACCATTTTTCTTTCTCCATTCGCTCCACTTGTGAACTTCATCAAAATATTCTGCACACACATCTTCTGAGATACAGCCTTCATATTTATTTTTGTATCTAAAAGAAATTATGCCGTCTTCTGACACATCAGTCACTTCGCATATTGCACCAATATGTCTAAGTGTACCTATTCCCTTTTTCAATTTTATCTTATCGCCCTTCATCATGTCGCAACACTCTCCCTTTGAAACATTGTTTTCATCTATTTATATTCTCCGAATCAAAACCATAATCGCCAAGCTTTTTATCGACCGTTCTATCAAAATCCGTAGAAAGAAATTGAAGAAATTCTTGTTTTGCTTTCATGATATTCTCTGCTATTATCGTATATTCTTGATTAATTGTCAGCTTATATAGCCCATTCATACATATAATATCCATAACATTACTCCCTTTCAGTTGTAAGAATTGCACCATCACCATAATTCCACGACAAATTGAATGAAGTCATATTATCTGTATTAATCTTTTCGCCACGATGTATAATCATTGGCATTTGACCCATATCACTCATCTTTTTTGATGGTATAAGCACAATTGAATCATATGCCTTTCCATCTTTAAAATTATTTTTGATAAGGCAATCAACTTGTTCTTCAAGCAACTTTACTCTATCTGAATCTTCAGGCTTATCAAACATCTTGTCATACATATTTTTTACTAATATATTTATACTTTTTACATTCATCAGTATCGAAAAAACCTGATCTTTTATATATCTAATATCATCAATAAATCTCATACTATTATATTCTCCTTTATATCAACTTGTAATGAAGATAATCATTATAACTCTGAGAAAACTTGATATATGCACAATGGAGATTTTTATAAATATCTTCCTTTGCTTTATCTACATACTCATAATCATCACATATCTTAACATTATTTCCATATACAATAAATGAGTTTTGCTTATTATCAAATATTGCATTATTAGCCGAGAATTCGATATTTATACTATTACCTTCTGAATCCTCCACCCAAATATCATTAGTATCCCCACTTAGTAAGTCTAATTCCTTATTTTCACTTGCAAAGACAATGCCTTCTTCTGTGAATAATTGAACATCATATTGTCTTTTCCTGTCATATGTATTTATAATATTCAAATCTTTAATAGTTTCTTCAAACTTTTCTCCCTCATTTAATTCAAGAGCAATTGCCGAAAGACAATCATAATTCAATTTAATCTTTCTTGAAAAAGAAACGACCTTGTTAATTTCAGAAAAATATTTTTCATCTATTTTATCTCTCAAATAATTTCCTACTTCATCTGCCGTCGGGTATTCAAATCTAAAGTGAAAGTGAAATCTTCCAGGTCTATTAATCATATACTCATTCAAATTACGATATTCATTGCAAGTTACTACAAATAATTTCTTCCCAGAACTTGTACCATCAAAGAATGACAACATTTGTGCTTGTGGGTCTACATCGTCTCGACTCTTAAATGTTTTATCAAACTCATCAAACAAAATAAGCACTTCATTTTGAATATCATTTAGAAAACCATCAATACCAGGAATAAAATCATCGACCAATATAACTGGAATACCATTTTCAATTGCTTTTTGTGAAAGTAATCTTGCAAACAAAGACTTGCCAATACCTTTATCTCCGCTAAGAATTACGCCTAAATTCTTACGAGATTTTGCAAATCTATTCAATACTTTATTCGCCTTTTCTTCATGAACTCCATATATCTTATCTTCCTTGATTTCCAAATCATGTTGCTTCTCTAAAAAGAAACCGGTAAATTTACTGAAACCAATTTTATATGTTTGTGCCGGCAGTTTGTCCAACACAATTAAATCTTCGCCATAAATTTGATATGTACTTCCTGTTTTTATAATTTTCATAATTTTACTCCTCCTAGTTTTATATTCTCCGTTTGAAATGTTTCTTTCAATCAATACTCTTTACACTTTTGATAACCTATTTTCTGCCCACTCACATTGATTCTTAGAAATTTCACTTCCTATGTAATTTATACTCAACTCTTTACAAGCAACAGCCGTTGTTCCCGTTCCCATAAATGGATCATATACAATTCCATCCTTGCAACCATATATGTTTAAAAGTTGTTTACATAAATCACTTGAATAAGTTGCTTTATTGTATGGACATGAACCATCATTATTTTTGGCTTCAATGAAATTAAAAATATTACCATATGAAGCTTGTCCCGTTTTTCTATAGCTCACAATAGGCTTGTTGCAATAGAACGTATCAATTTGGTCTTTTTTACAAAACACAAATACAAATTCAGTAATTCTGGTAAGTTTATTAGGACTACAATTGTTTGGCATTGCAGAACTTTTCTTCCATGTAATTACATCAGCAATTGTGAATGGAGTTTGTGTGATAATTGTATTTATAGCTTTAAACATTCCATCTCTATTGTTATTTCCATAAGAAAGATTATATAAAACAGTTCCATGTGGATTTAAAATTCTATCAAATTCCAAAAATAATTTATGAGTAAAATTACAATATTCTTCATCAGTCATATTGTCTACATGTGTATCATATCTCAAATAAGGAAATTTACTTGAAGCATTATTTGACTTCATAAGAGTATTTGATTTACATTGCTTTTTATTTGTGTTATAAAATGGAGAGGTTAATATGTTTGTACATAATTCACTGGACATTCTCTCCATGGTTTTAAAGCAATCTTCATTATATATCCGATTTAGTTTCATACTGTTTTAGGAGTAAACTATAGTTTTTTGTGTGCACACAAACCTCACTCCTCCTCATCAACTTAATTTTCTATATTTTCATTTCTATAAAATAAACACGTCTGCTTATTTTATTTGAATTAATGTTGTATGTATTTTAAATTATTTTGATGTACAAACAATTTTTCTGTGACTTTAAACTGATTGTTTTTGTTTACATCTAAAGTTCTTGTAAATGGTTTACTCCAAATTGCCACAAAATCATCTGGTGCATTTTGTTCGGAGATAAACACAATATGATCTTTGCTTATTTCTCTCATATAATTCCAAAATTCGTTTGAATCAAATTTTTCTTTTCCATACCCTGTTGTCCCATTATACGGAGGATCAGCATATACTACACAGTTTTGCAGGAGTTCTACCTCACGATAATCTTTACATATAAATTCAGCATCCATAAGAGTATCCATATCCTTTAACAACGATCTTTTGCTCTGGGCTGCATAATTTGTTCCTGTTTTATTCCTTGCATATCCGCCAAACCATTTACCTCCAAACGAACATCCAAATCCTACAAAGCCAGCTAAAACTTTATCCTCGTCCTTATGTTCTTTTATATACTTATAATCATCTACAGATATATTCTCTGGCAAATCATATCCATGTTTAACCCCATTTAAGAGTTCAATCAAATATTCATGTTTATCATTTAATATTTTTCTTGCAAATCCATCAACTTTACTTTCTATTGAACAACTTCCACAAAAAAGACTTACGAATGTTAGATCATCCCCCCCAGTTCCTGTTATTATCATTGCAATTTGTTTCGCTATTCTTGATTTTCCACCTTGGTATCTCATTTATTACCTCCGAAATTTGTTTACTAATTCGACTTTTACCGCCTAAATATTGCATATTATATTCGGAGCGTGTACACTTTAAAACGTTACTCAATACCTTTCTTAATATTGTTATAGATGTTTGCAACCATCTAAATAAAATTTATAATCTAAAATTGAATTATCGGGCGAACAGCCCAAAGACGTAGTAAATACTACAGTGAATTATCCTCTGTTTAAAAATCAAAATGAAAGCAAAATTTCAAGCTTAAATATATACTCTTTTGCCTTTTACTTTAATGTATCTGCCTTTTGTGTTAAAATAACAATCCTTTAGAACTGTTTGTTCTATATAACCACCACTTTTATATTTTAAATAAACAGAATCACCAAAGTCTTTAACCACCGTACCATCAGGAATATCAAACGGTGTCTCTTTTATATATTTTTCAATACATTTTGAACAATACTTCACTGTTTCCAAATCAATAATTAAAACATCTTTTTTTCCTAAAGAGTGTCCACAATTTTCACAAAACAATTCTGCTTCTCGATCCGGAAATTTTGATTGCGGACATTCTTTATATTTTCTTTTACTTTTGTCCAATTTGTTTTTCGCTCTATCACATAACAAACTCATAATAATTCCTCCTACCTATCAATCTTATGTCATCATCATTCCACAACTTTTGGGTGTTTCAATACTTTCTGAGTCATCATACTCATGAATATAAAACATTGTACCTTTTGGAATCCAAGCAATTTTTAAATTATTATAACCGCCCATCCAAACACCGTGGTATCCAATTCTTTCAAGATACATTTCCATCTTTTGAATATCAGGGTGTTCAGTTAACCAATACTCTACGATTCTTTTATCGTATGCTAATTCTTTATCGCCCATAGAACTCCACCCAACTCCATAACCAGGGCTGTACAATACACCCAACTCGTTATTCTCATTATAATATCGCATGACGATGCCTTCTTGTTCGTCAGACGGATTTTTATAGTTTTCATAATTGGCTAATTGTTCCGCAAGTTCTTTGCATTCATTTCCCACATATTCTGTCGTGCGGATCTCTCCTCCTAAAGAACATATATCTGATAGTATTTTTTGTTGATATATTTTATCACTTTGGTCTGGAAAAGCTTTTAATACAGAATTCCAATCTGGTTCATCTTCACAATGAGAACAGTCAAATCCAAACCACCACAAATCACTACTAATAGGATATGAAGAATTCTCTCCACCACCCGAATATGTAAGACCTCCATGACAATAAAAATGCGACATGCAATCCATATAAGCTACATTATACAAAGGATGTCCTTTCGGAACTCCCACATAACCACATCTATATCCTCTTACCAAAAGCAACACAACACATTTTAAACCTTTATGTTCAAATTCTTTTTCAACAATATAACCTTTCATAAATTCCTCCTATAATTAAACCCAATCGTCTTCATTGAATATAATTGTATTCATATATACATTCTCTTTTTATTTAAACTTAAATAAAACTTGAGCAAATTGAATTGGCTGTATAATTTCTGCTCCACATTGAGAGCAATATAATTTTTTAGGAATATCTGTAATCACTTGATAGCTTCCTTCTGTTAAATTATCACAATATGGACAACAAATTTTTATATATGGTTTTCCTCCAAGATCGAAACATGTTTTTATTAATTCATATTTTTCGTCTCTATCTTTTGTATCTTTAACCATTACAATATTCTCCTTGAAATCAGGTTTTCATTCTTTTGTCTCTATAACTGTCACCGTGCCTTGAATGATTCCCAAGTTAGACGACTCTTTAAATGTATGCGTTTCTGCAACATCATCCTTTGTCATTGGACGTGTAAGATACCACAACGAATCATCTTTCCACGTTATTTCCTCTAATTTCAGATTTGGATCTAATTCAATAGTTGTAGATCCACCCCATTTTCTTGTTGTTGCTTGACAACCTGCCAAACTCAATGTTGCCATAATTGCCAATGCTACGCAAATTTTCTTTTTCATAAGTTTATTCTCCTTTTTATTTATTCGTCCAAAATCACTTCATATCATAGTTTACAAAATTCAAATTCCTCACCACAACTACATTGAATTGTGCCAGAAACTCCTATGCTTGTCGGAATAAAATGATAAGTGTATCTACCACCAATAAGACCACCGGCATGAAGTCTATCTTCTAATGTTTTAAGTCCATGGACTTCAGTGTCATGCTTTTCTTGCCATTCTTTAATCGCTTTTTGCTCTCTTTCTGAAATAGGGAAACCACGTCTCAAATCTTTTTTCGTTGTCTCTAACTCTTGCTGCATTTTCTTGATTTCTTCATCTTTATTATATTCTTCTCTTAAATATTGATTTTCGTTTTCAAGTTGTTCAATTCTTAATTTGCTATTTTCGTTTATTGCCTTAATTCTATCAAGGCATTCGTCAATGCTTCCTATCATTAACATATATTATTTCTCCTTTTCTATCCTTTGAAAGTAATATTTAATCGGCATCTTCTCTCAACACTATATCTCTATATTCTTCACCGGAAATCTTACCAAGCTTCATATCTACATAAGTAGCCAATTCATGAGTACGAATAAAATCACAATCCTGTAAACAATCTCGTATATCATCACAAGCTTTACTTGAATTATAACCTTGGCTTTCTCTCACAAGGGCGTTACTCATTCTAAGTGTTGCCCTACGGTATTGTTCGATGATGTAAATAAGTTGTTCTTTAGATAGCTTTGTTAATTGTCCTAAAATATCTTCCCACATATGATTATTCTCCTAATTCTAATAACTTATTGACCAAATCTTGTAATCTTGAATTATTCGGATATTTCTTTGCCATATCTTCATAATACGCAACTGTTTTGTATTTATTGATTTCTTGCTCCAGTTCCGTTTTAATTTTAGTTTTCTTTTCTGCTGTCTCTTTTAATCTTTGTTCTTCCGTAAATCTTTTGTTATATGCATTCATATTCACGACTCCAACAACTTGCCCCACTATTTCTTCATTACAATCTTCAATAGGAATAATTCGTTTAATTTGTCCAAGTATTCTTGCATTTTCATTTCCCCAACCATTTACAACAACCAACCATGGATTGCATAGTAGTCTTACCTCGTCTTCATATAATGCAACTGCATAATCGTAGTGTGCCAAATCATCAAACAAATTAACAATTGCCACTCTATTAAAATCTTTCATATCGTACCTCCATAAATTGTACTTTTAAATTAAATTATTGAAATATCATTTTTGTATAATTGCAATTATGACATATAATACGATCATTATTACAAATACTGTGAGCAATATGCTGTCCAGCACTTTCCTCACCCCTTTGTCTTGAAATTAAGCTTTCAATATTCATTAACTAATTCATATCTAAGCAAACAATGATTTTGAGAACCTAACTTTTTTATTTTATTTAAAGCCGCTTCCTTATCTTTGTAAGCTCCACCGCTTGCATTAAATATCAATTCATTCGTGTCTTTGTTTTTGATTACCCATAACACCGTTACCAGTTGGGATTCTTGTTTATTTATATAACCAACAATTTCGTTTATCTTATTGACTACATCGTCCCATTCACTAAATTCACTATCAAGTTTTTTCATGGCTATTAATCTCCTATTTCAATTTTCTCTCCAACATATTTCTGAACATATTCTTGAACATTCTCAGGATACGAATCTACGACATAATCCTTATCAATTGTTATCTTCGTAATGATATTCTCCGTCTTGTCCAAAAATATATTGCCAACCGTTCCGCCTGGAATTCTTATGTACAAAAGTTTTTGTCTCATATCAGATTCCGTTGCCAATATATAATGTCCATAGTCATATTCATCAATCATTTTCTTATCAAACCCAGCCAATTCATTAAGTTCTTTGGTTAATTTGCAGTGATACTCATGAGAAAGATATTCGTTTAATTCTGGATCATTATCATATCTATGAGTTAGTTTCATTTCTTTTCACCCTTTCTGTAAAGCCATATAAAACCATACATTATCCAAACCACTACTTGCCCTATTAAACAAAACACCAAAGATGTAAATTGTAATATAAAACAAATAATACCGATAATAATTCCAAATGCATTTTTATAAAAAAATAATTCTTTGAATACATTCTGCCATATATTAAACCCAAGTATTCTTAAATCATCAGTATCACTAAATCGTAGTAAAGTAAATGAATATAAAGCAGATACAATTATGTATATTGCCATAAATCCTCCGAATATATCATTATTCATAATTAATTCTCCTTATTATATTGATCCCATGCATCTAAAACTGCAAGAAACATCTCACCTTTTTCTGTCAACCAGCAACCTCCGATACTGCTACCATGCTCCGTAAAGCCACGGTCGTCCAAAATGTATGCCATGAATTGTAATAAGCCCCACTGTATATTCTCTTGAACATCTATATTCAATTCTGTCTTATATCTTTGTTGCACTTCATTATAATCACACTTGTTGTCCTTCCAATCTTTTCGAATATGAAGATATTTGCGTATAACATCTAATGTATCATTAGGGCAACCGCAACCGCACAATCTTAATACGTCATATGAATAATAGTCTATTAATGGGTCGATTAGAGATTCTTCATACCATTCTTCTCTATTACCAACTATAACCTCATTCTCCAAGGAAAGATTAGATTCTTTTTTTATAATCTTTTCTGCAATTTCACTCAATAACATATTTTGTTTTTACCCTTTCATATATTGCTTAATTTCTTCATTCGTTGCAATCTTCACTTCACTAAGCAAATATTCTCCACACCAACTTTCTTTATAGCCCGAAACCATAACCACATCTTCTTCATCCTCCTCTGTTACGCATTGATAACAAGCCACTGTACCCAATCTCTTTGTATTTCCTACTTGAACAACAACAAATGTTCCTGTATTGATTGGGAATGTTTTTGTAAAACTCATCATGATACTTCCTTTCGTGGATATTCCCCTATAGATAACAAATATAAAACATAAAAATAATCAGCCACATCGTGTATTTTTTCAATGAGGGCTCCATGAGATGAATATATCTCAAAATTATTGACATCTACAATGCGTACAATCAGGTATGAATGTGTTATGTCTTTATAATCATAAACACGGTCAATTTTTATTTCTTCCATAATAGAAATTCTCCGTTAAAAACAATAATTTAACTCTATAATTAATCAGCCAACATTAATCAACGTATCTTTTCAATCCTGTTGAAAAATACGGAATTGGCATTCTTTTAAATTGATACTTCTTTACTCTTTCATCTATTATATTTTTAATATCCGTATTATCAATTTCACCTGTTCTAATATACTTGTCCATTACAGAATACTTAAATCCTAGTGCGTCTTCATCTGTACTTCCACACAAGCCATCGGACGGAACTTTTTCAATTAATTCTTTTGGTAATCCAAGTTCAAAACCAATAGCTTTAACTTCTTCAACCGTCAAATCACTCAATGGTGAAAAATCTCCAACAGCGTCTCCCCATCTGGTTTCCCAAGATAAAAGAGTTTCTGAAAGGTTACAAGTATTTGCCACTCGTCCATTAATGGTTTGAGACACAGCATAAAGTGTAGCCATTCTAATTCTCGCCGGCAGATTCGTAGATGTTTGTTTCGACCATTGATTGTTCAACTTTGGTTTTACTTCATTTGTCAATGTGGAAATCGTATCGCCAATATTTACAATGCAATTATTGATATCTAAATGTCTAACAAGCTTATAAGAAAAATCAATGTCTGACTGCTCACCTTGTGGCATAAGAACTCCAAATACCCTATCCTTTCCAAGAGCTTCAACACATAATGCGGCTACAACAGAAGAATCTTTACCGCCCGAAATGCCTACCACTGCACAACATCCCTTACCATTCTCATTAAACCAATCCTTAATCCACTGTACAATCTCATTCTTTACTTTCTTTGCATCAAAATTATTCATGTGTAATCTCTCCCTTTTCGATTTTCTCAATTAATGTCAATAGTTCATGATATACCTGAATTAGTCCTCCTCTATCATCAATATAAACATTGGCATAAATTTTTCTTCCTGAAAATGCAACCGAAGCATCACAATTGATACCTCTATATTTAATGTGATTATCATTCAGATATTTTTCAATCATCTCATATTTATCTTCGCCGTTGCCAGTAAAGATAATTACTTCTGAATAGTTCTCCCATCTTTGCAAAAGGTGAATAACATTTTCATATGTTCTACCCTTTTTATGAAAATCATAAATCGTATCATCAAAATCTACACAAAAGATGAGCTTTCCATATTTCTTAAACTCTTCTTCTAGTCTATTATAAGAATTATTAGCTTGAAGATAAAAATCCATTTTATTTTCCTCCGTACATTCTATTTCTGATATCCATAAAGGAATCCTCTCTTATCAATTCTCCATTTTTAAATACAGTAGTAAGCAAACTGTCATCACTCATTTCAAGTAATTGGTCTTGACATTTTAATTCGCCGTCTTCATAATAGACTTTACAACAACCTTTATGAGATTTCTTTAGATGAGTTGTATCTGTCTTTGGGTCTTTGAAAATCATTAATTTCTTACCATTAATTACTCCATAAGTTGCTTTCATAGCAATTCCAAAAGTATCTCTCGTAGCAACTATCATCTTTCCATTTTCCATAATTGCCGTAAAACAAAAAGCTCCTACACCATAAGCAATATTATTGGCTGCAAATCCACGTTTCTCCAACTCTCTCCAAATTGTTTCTACATTAGAAAGGGTACAGCCATCACCGTAAATGATTCCTATATGAGGGTTTAACTCTTTATATCCTTTACTATTTATAGAGCCACCAAAGATATCCCATAGTCTTTCAACTGTTTTAACTGAAATTTCTACAATATCACCACTATCAGGACGAACCAGAAGTTTACCATTATGATTCATAATTGCTTCTTTACATTGCGGAAGAATATTATTTATCATATTCCAATAATCATATGTATCTGAGACCATACTAAATGATGTATTTGGATAAAGTTCAGTCAAAAGTCTCTTCACGAATGTAATTTCATCTCCGTCAATAGAGAAATTTGCACCCATAACAGAATGTTCTGTCGATACAGCACCTAATCCAATTCCGTTCTTTTTACAATCAGCATTATAATATTTATCTATATAGTTAATCGCCGGAATTGTTGATGTTTTATTGAACGAAAGTAGCCACGAAGCTGAACATCTTACAGCTTCATCCATACAAGACATTCCTCTCATACCAAAGTCTGTACAAGCCACGTCTCCCGACAATCCATCAGTTGTTTTATCGTACCAATAATCCGCAATCTCACGATACATATGACCGATTGTTGCATGGCAACAAGGTTTCCATAGTTCAACCTGTAGGATACATTCAATCCACTGTACAAGCCAAGCAAAATCATCATTTGTATTTGTAATCTCAATGCATGGAACTCCCATTGGTACAAGTGTTCCTTCTGACAAAGCTCTTATCTCTAGTGGTAAATATCCTAATCTATGCAATTGGACAATCTTGTCTAAATCATAATTGTCCTTACCAATCTGTATATCCATTGAATCAGTGTAAAGAGACACCATTTCATCTTCTGGCAAATCGAAGAAATTTTCTTGGAAATATCCCATTAAATATTCTTTGATAAATGCCTGTAATCCAAAGAAAACCATCTTGTTTCTGTTCTCTAACATTGATCTTCGAGGCACCCAATATGATACTAGCTTAGTTAATCCTTTGGGATACATTCGCGAGTGGCACTGTTTATAAGTGTCTGATAGTAGCAACGCCATTGTATTATTCATAATTCTTCGACCTCCATAACTGTTATTTTTTCATGATTACCCTTAAACAAACTATTTGTCGTAAACAGTCTGTTCACAGTATTATTCTCCAAAGATTTAATTAAAGTACCTTTTTCTTTGTCAAGAATTGAGTTTTCTGTATGTGTAGCATATGCGTAAATTTCTTTTACACCATTTTTCTTCAATTCTTCTGCACTATAATACAGCGAGCCACCATAAGCAATAATGTCATCAATCATTAACACGGCTTTATCAGCTAAATCAATTCCATTCGTTCTGATGTCTAATCCGAGAATTTTACCAGTTTTCCAATCTCGTTTCTTTTCTCCATAACAGTATTGAAGTTCAGGAAATAAATCAGAATATCTTTTTGCCGCCCCTGCATCTGGGAAATAAAGAACAAGATTTCTCTCTCCAATTTTTGCAATTGCCTGTTCAATATATTCCTTTGGATTTTCCTCAAAACAATTATTAAGCAATGCCGTAGAAACATCACTATGAGCATCTAAGACATAGACACCCGAAAAGTTTAACCCGTTAATAAATTCACAAAAATATCTTAGAGTAAATACTTCGTCATTATTTTTAACTCTATCCATTCGAGCATTTGGAATATATGGAAGATTCAAATAGTAATTCACATTTGTTTTAAATCTTTCAAGATGTTTCTTGATTAACATCAGATAAAACATCTCATCATTACTTTCATATATCCAATCAAGCCAAATACAGGGCGAACCGTCATAATCATATTCTCCAATACTATTCACATCAATATTTATTCTCGGTGTCCCATCAGGGAATTTATTAATTGTTACAATATCTCCATTAATTTTAATCATATTTATTCTCCAATCTTTCTGTACTCTGTATAAACTTCATTTTCGCAATAGTATAAATTGTAATCATTTTGCTCAATATACCACCAACGCTTTTGGTGTCCTTCTTTTAAATATTCTCTACAATAATCAGTTTCTTCATAGTGATTATCCATCATTTGTCTAAAACTTAATTCATCAATATTATCTGAATCATGACAATAAGTTGCAATCTTATCTATTAAATCTTTTGTAAACCGTTCTGTAACTACAAAAACAACTCTGACAATCTGCCCACTATGATTCCGTTTGATTGTTTTTAATTGCTCGAAATCATGTAAATGATATACTATTCTCTCAAAAAACAGATAAGGAACTCCATCTACATTCGGCATGCTTGTATGCAATTCAATATTAATACCCTCTGTTATTTCAAAAAATCTCTTGTACCAATCAATGTGATTTTCAAAATTCCATAATGGATCTCCTCCACCAGAGATAGAGACCCAATTACACTTATTATCTTCTATCTTTTTCTTTAACAAATTCAACCCATCAAGTGTAGTCTTAGGAATATGAAGATTATTGTTTTTTACAATACAATATGGGCATGAATAATGACACCCAAAATTGGTTATTACACTCATATACTTGTCCATATTTATTCTCCAATTACATTAATCTGACAACTCTTCATAACTTCCATCGCAGCCTTATGTTTTTTTGGTGTAACTCCGGCACAACAAGAAGCATCTACTGTTATTTCAGTGTCAGGGAAAGCACTTCTCAACATTAGCGCATTTGATATCACACATATGTCCGAACATAATCCTACTATCTCTATTGAACCTTTGACTCCCTTGTCCAATATTTTTGCTATCTTGTCTACAAGTTTCATTGAACCAAATATTTCTTTTTCTATAAAAGCATAATTTTTAGATTTTAATGCATTTCTTATAAATGAATTTATCAACCAACCCTCGGTATTTGCAATACAATGCTCTACCGGTAAATGTCTTCCTTCCAAAGTTTCAAGATAATCATCTGAGTGCGTATCTAATGTCAGAAATATTACTCCATCAAATTTTTTAATTTTTTCACAAACAGGCTCAACAATATTTCGTGCTTCCTCTGTACCAAGTGATCCATCTATAAAGTCATTTTGCATATCTACTACAACTAATATCTTTTCCATATTATATATCCTTTCTTTTATACTACATATTGTATTTGATTGTTTATCTAACCACTATATATTGGTTATCTTTTGCATTGAAACTGCCGTTTCAATCAACTATACTGTTTAGTCTAAATGCGTCCATCTGCCTATTTAGTATCCCACTATCTGTTGTACCATATCTTCCGAATACAACAAGTTCATCGCCGCTTTCTGAAGTATATTCCATTTCATAACTATCTAAGTCACCATTCATATATTCTTCATACGTTTCGCCGTTCTCACAATAACTAGTATCATGTTTCATTACATATTGCACATAACACTTTTCTTTCGCTTCGTTTGATAAGTCTGCCCAATCCTTTTGAAATTCATCTTGATTTTTTATATATAATTTTTTAGCAGCAACTTTAGTTGTTGAACTTACACAATCAATAGGCGACAACAATACTCCATCAAAACATAACAATTCTCCTCTTTTCCATTGTTCGAAAGTTTCCTTCTTACATATTGCTACACTATGTATTTTACCCATATCATTATTCTCCTTTTACGTAACCATTTCTAATAATTTGTAGTTCTCTCATCAAATTAGAAGTTGAGTACAACGCCGATTCATCTCTCAATTCTTTTAAATTCTGCAATGTATCTTTCAAATTTTTATCAATTTCTTTTGTATTATCAGAACATGAATAATCTCGCTCCCTCATTTCTGCTGTTGCTGTCACTTTCCAAAATAATGAACAAGCCACTTTCTTGACACTATAATTTACAGGACATTTATCGTAAACTTGAATGTCGGCAACCGATATTGCTTGTGTGCCATACTTTGTTCTACACAAAATAATATCGCCAGGTTCAATCACCGTAACAAATTTATCCCAATGGTATTTTCTATCATGCGGAATTCTCCAAACATACACTTTATTACTACCATTAACGTGTTTGCCATAGATATAAGTCGTTGGATAATCTCTATAAGTAGATTTTACCTTGACTTCAACTTCCTCTATATTATTCTCCTTATAAACGAGATACATAATATATCCATCAATCAAAATATTATTTGAAGAAAGTACAATATCTCGGTCGGCTTTTCCAAATACATCAAAATAATTCCTACATTTCTGAAGTTTTCTTTCAGATACATGAGTTCTTGCAAACGCATCCGAAATCTTTATATCCGACAATTTCATAGTTTTTGTTATCATAACAATATTCTCCTTTGTGTTTAATTTTCGGCAATCGAAAGGTTAAGTTTTAGATTTAATTTTTCACATATATCACAAATTTGCGAAAGAGAAAAATCATAATCACCACTTTCATAATTGGATAGCATTGAAGGACTTACTTCCAAATAACTTGCCATATCTTTTGAGGTCAAGCTATGTTTTAACCGATATTCCAATAATGTTGTCGAAAGTGTATATTGAATATCGTAATAGTATGATTTTGATGCGCTCATATCAGCACATAATTTGTTGAGATACTCGCCAGCATTGACCAATTCTATATCATCGCTCATTTATACTACCTTATTCCCCTTACATCACAACACCAATGTTATTAATTTGTCTATTCTCACTTGTACTCTTTTGAATTTCTCCATTGATTTTACAATAGAAGCTTCCACCGCCATCAACTTTAATAACATCTGAAAATCCACAGTCTTTAATTTTGTCGTAAACCTCTCCACTTGTGATACAATTCGAGGTCTTCGTTTCAATGTAAAAATAATAAATATAATTGTCTTTGATACCCAAAAATCCGTGAACAGTTGGTCTAACTATCGAATTATCCCAACCTTCGTCCAAATATTCTGTCGTTGCTCTAAATCCATCAATTATAATCGGCGCACCCGAAACGGCATATTTAACATCTTCATCATATAAACTGTTGTACTTATCAATAAAAACTGTATTGTCATTACAAATAATTAATGTAGACACGTCTTTTGTCTTAAACTGATCAGACGCATTTTGACTTGCATAGAAATAAACCTTATTATCCTTGACTTTTCGTTCCTTCAAATATTTTAAACATGGCGATGAAAGTGTGTTTTCATCTGTGTCGGCTACAAGGTTTGCCACTGGCAAAGTAAAGAAAATTCCGTCCTCTTTGAAGTTTGCAAAATAACCAAGATTAAAATATGTATCTTCGTCCAAGTTGCTCTTTGATTTATCAACCAATTTAATTTGGAATCTATTTGATGGTATTCTCAACATACAAATACCATTATGCGAAACTATCTTTGTTTCATTTTTATTCAATCGTTTAGAATATCGGTTAATAATCACATTCAAATCGTCCAAGTGAACGAGTTTCTTCCTATTAAATATGTCATTCCAATATTCAATTTCGTCGTCAGGAATAACACCATCGTTCTTCAATACCTTTGTTTGCTTTTCCAATGTAATTGGATAAACTACTTTACCATCTGGGTCAAACACTTTATATCCCTGTTGTACCCTTTCTTCTGTGCATTCTTGAATAGCTTTTTGCTTGTCCGTATATGCACAAATTTGTGAACTATCCCACTTACCATTGTTCCAATTTTTACGCACTCTATAATATCCCATTTGTTCACTCTCCTTATTCTTCATCAAGACGTTGTTGGTATTCAGTAAAATACCATAGTAGTTCATCTCTGAATACTTCAATAGCTTCCTCTGTTTTTTGAAATGTTGAGAAATATATAGCATTTGGTCGTCTTAATTTCCGTTCCATTCCTGTGTTTAATTCATTTAAACTATAATTATATGCAATACAATATTTATTGATTTTATCATTTTTCCAATCAGACATAGAAATAGGCTTGTCATTTTGTGCCTGCCATTGTCTTAAACAACGTAACAGCTTATCAGCTCTTGCATTGTTCTCGGCAATCACCTTATCATTGTAATAATTGCCTGTGTTATAACATTGCTCATCCTCTTGGTCATTAAACTCTGTAATTTTTATCATACTATCGTCTTCTGTATTAATTACATAATACGTTTCACCTTTTTTAACTCTCTCATAGCCTGTTCGGCTTCGTTCCTTAATTACTCCCAGTTCTTTTAACTGTTCCTCAGGTATTTCAACTTGAACGGTTTTGCCGTTCACTTTCAACTCTACTTTCATTACTGTTCCTCCTTAATTTTATTTCACCTCAACGCTCACACCCTCGTGCGTGTGCCAATACAATTTGTAATGATATGGGTCTGTATGTGTCCCTGTAATATCTTCAACCGCATACATTGTGTATTCATTTAAATACACGTAATTCTTTTTATACGAATTCTCACCCGTTTTAACAGTTATCACCAATTCGTTAGTTGTATTATTGGATATACTCATATATCCCTCCGCCTCAAGCACGATATTATCTGTTCGTGCATTGTAAACGGTGATTTTTCGTTCGCATTCAAAATAATCTGCCTGTTTTGACATATTGTAGTTTACCATTTCCGCCTCCGAACACGCCGTCAGCATTACTGCTATGCAAAACATCATCAATATTCCAATTATTTTTATAAATCTTCTTTTCATTTACTTTTCCTCCGCATTCTTCAATTCAGGACTTTGCTCATATCGGATAATATTTCGAACCCTTTTCATAATATCCTCAATCTCATCTTCCATCTCAACTTGTTTGCATGTATCAATCAAATCTACGGCTCTGGCTAAATCCAAAGCACCGAGCATTTTTACATAACGAAATTCCACTTCTTCAATGTTTATTGCGCTTTTTAAATCGTACTTTGCATTGTCTATATATTGATAAAACCTCTCTTCTTGGTTTTCACATTTCTTTTCTTTAATCCGCTCAATCAAATTCATTATTATCCCTACCTTTCAAAACATTTCAGTACATTTATTTATGCTTGTTATCACAATAACCTTATTCTTCATCCGTAGATTGCACTTCTTCTATCTTCTCAAATATATAGTCAACAACCTCTTTTGCATTGTCACCAACATTATGAATATTCTCCTCCGTCAACTGAGAACTGACAAGCATTGTGTAGCAAGTCTTTTCGCTCGGCAATACAATACCGAACACCAAACTGCATATCAATACAATGGTAGGTATTTTAATCCATTTCATATAATATTGTCGTATTGCCTTTGCATCTTCTTCATCACAACAATCATTTTCGTCAAAAACCCAACGTAATCCAATGATTATAACGACAACTACCGTTATACATATAGCTATAATTGAAATCACTTTTAAATTGTCACATAGACTAATCAGATATATTATCCAAGGGTTGATTATCGGTGTACTCATATTAATCACATTCCTCCCTCTTTTTTTTAATATCATATCATGAAAAACCTATAATCTATGTTGTTTCGTTCACATAAATATTCTTCTGATAAATCGCCCAAACATAACTGATTTGCAACTTCTTCATTGTCAAATACATTCCCTATAATATAGCATTCCGATGTTATAGGTCTTGTAAACGGCATACCCATAGTCGATTCTTTTCCCTCAAGATACCATCCAAAATAATCACCGCCACAAAAGCTATAATTACCATAACGCACAAGATACAATCCTTTACTTCCAGTTACACACTTGACAATATCCCATTCATATATATCATCATTAAGACGGTCTACGATACTTGAATTTTCACAAATAGTAGCCTTGTCGACTTCAACGACTTTCATAGTTAAATGGTCAGTATCTTCGTCAACCGAATATGTCTCAATATAATTCTCAGGAACAATAAATACTTTCTCTTTTACATCTTTATCTCTATATCCTCTAAAAATATATCCTATTATCCATTCTCCTGTTTCTATCGCTTTAGCTCTATACATCTGTATCATAATTAATCACATTCCTTTCTTTTTTCTCAACGCTTGTTTAAATTCTTCTTCCGTCATCTTGTCGCTATCTCCTACAAATTTGACAATACCTTTATTAAAACTTTCTCCCATCGTTTTAAAAGCATTTGACAAACCTTGAAAACTCTCAGCACATATTTCTACACGTTCGTCAATATCATCAATCTCCGTTGAAACAGATTTTTCGTTGCTGTTACAATAATGCAAAATCAACGCAAACATTCCTGTCCCACCGGCGAAACCTATTATCATAGCCAATAGTAACATTAATACTTCTTTCATAGTTATATTCTCCTTATTTCTTTTTTGTTTTCTTCTTTAGTTTGACTTTAAGATGTTCCATCAACTTGTATTCTTCACTATCCCACAATCCATGTGCCAATAAGCTGTCTTGTTTATTGCACACCAGTTCTAATAGTTTTTGATACTCTTTTTGTTTCATGTTTTTTCTCCTTTCTGTACTTTCCATTACAATAATCTATAAATAAACTCTTAGATATTCTTCTTGGTTTATGTGGTGTAGTCATAATCTTATGTATTTCGTTTGATAAGTTTTTATCTTTAATTTTATTTATGTCATCTTTAATTAACTCAAGAATAAGTCTATTTCGTTTAATCTTTTTTCTATATTGATCTACTTGTTGTCCATAATATCCTCCACGTTGCATTGCAACACCACTCAGTTTTGTTTCATCCTCTACAAGAGTATGTCTGATATCAAAAATTCTTAAATCCATTTCTCTTTCAAGATATTTTATACTTTCATAATATCTATCCAAATTTGAAAGTATTTTGTTCGCTGATTGCAATACATTCGCTATATTCTCCAAATCCAATTCAGCATCTCCATAGTAAGTATATGGATTATATTCATCTGGTAAATGAGGTGTCTTTAACAATCTGTCTATGTCCATTGATTTAATATCATCAACATCATTTAAATTTTCTTCGCAACAATTCTTTGGTTTTTCAACGGGCATATAACCATCTGTCAATTCGACAACACGACTTCTTCTTGAATTCCCTTTCAAGAAATTTTGTACTCTTTTAGTCTTTAAGAAACCCAATGCAGCTGGGAAGGTCTCAAACGAGTTGGCTAAAGTCGGATTACCCGACCATGCCAATCGCCCATTTGGATTGGTTCTAATATATTGTTCTCCATTAGTGATTACATATATCATTGAGCATCGCCGCCAATCTCTATAATGTTATGATACAAAACAGTTATATCATCTTTGTAACGATTATTCTCGTGCATATGTCCACAATACCATCCCTTGTATTGAATATTCTCTTGAATTTCTTGAAGATAGTCCGTTAATCTATCTGGTTTCAATTTATCAAAGAAACCTCTACTCATATTCATTACATCTAAAGTCTTTGTCGGTGGGCAATGTGTGATAATATAATCCACCTTATTACCGTATTCAGCCAAATTTTCAATACCTTCGTCCATTTCCTTTTGGGAAGGCAATTCTTCTTGCCACCAGGATATGTGGTTTATACGAAACATTTTGCAATAATCATATTGCCATTTCGCAATTCTTGGGTCATCAGTTTCTAATATACCATCTTGTATATCATGAGATTGTGCTCCTCCAAATGTAAAGAACGTTTTACCATCAATAGTAAATACTTGTCCTCTCATCAAATGAATTATATGCGGGCGAATTTTATGTACCTTTCCGTCATTCCATTCTTCAATCGGCAATTTCTTTAGTCGGTCAAAATTACTATGGTTTCCGTCTACAAATAATGTAGTCCATGGCTGATTTTCAAGCCAATCAAGGTTATTCCTTTCAATATCAGTGTCGTGCCAATAACCAAAATCGCCACAAACTATGACATAATCACTTCGATTTAAACTTTGTCCTATTGAGAAACATTCAGGTTTAAACCGATTTTTCCAATCTCCATGCGTGTCTCCTGTTATAAATATCATTTGTATCACTCTCCTCTACGCCACATTCTTTTCTTGATTAAGCATATACTCAATGAAAAGTTTCTTCATATTATTATAGTTCTCTGTTTTATTGTTCGAAATTAATACACTTTCGTCTATCGTTTTTAACCATTTTTCTAACGCCATATCATAATCTTTTTCACAAGAATAATCTATCAGCTTAACTAATTCGTCGTGTGCTTTTTGTGCCAGTTCGGAATTACTTGGCAACACATCCTCAATCATTGTTTCGTAAAATTCTATATCTTCTTGATCAATTCCTTCTAATATATTATTCTCTATTTTCTGTACACTGTTTTGAGTATTGCCGCAAACATCACTTTCAACATTTTCTTCATTTGACAATGCATCATTATCTTCAATACCCAAAAATTCTTTCATTAAATATAGAATATGGTCTACTTTGTTTTTAATAACCTTCTTATCTTTAGTGCTTTTGTTTTCATCGAGTTCTTCCCAAGTAACGCCATTCACTTCTTTGTTTCTCATGCTCTCAAAAGCATTTAAAAATTCTCCAAAATTCTTATCATCTAAGCCAAGCTTATCAAATTTATCAAATGCCATTATCCATACCACTGTATCTTTTAATGTGAATAAATCTGCTACTTTTCTATTTTCAAGTTTATCTGAATATGGAGCAATCCTGTTAAAATACTGTTCAATTTGCTGATATTCTTCCATTGTAGAATTGAAGTTCAAATAATCGCATATTTTCTTAGGGGCTTTTTTCCAATTATCAAAATGATACACACCCATAACACACTCTGAAATAACTCTTTCCCATATTCCGTCATTCTTTTGTTTTTCTGTTAAAATTGTACCGTCTTTCAAAAATTCATTGGTATTTTTTATTTTTCTTATTTCTTTTGCAAAATTTCCTACATACGTAAGGGCTTTCTGTGAAGCATTCATTGCAATGTGATTATTATAAATGTTAACAAGTGTGGGTAAATCTCCTTGTTCACAATTTTGATAAATTGTTACCGCTAACTGACCTTTGTTCAACTGTCGTTTTAATTCCGTTGGAAGGTCTTCATATGTTTTACCTCTCAAATCATATTCGACTGTTTCCCATATAATATCACCATATTGATTTTTTACCACTTTACCTTCTTCATTGAGTTTCTTCCTATTATATCTGACTATAGGCTCACGAATTTCATTAGTAACTTTATATTCACCATATCTAAATCTTCTCAAGGCTTCTGTTCTGTGACCACCATCTACAATATATGTAGACTTTATACCGGATTCAGACTTTGTTTCAGCAAGAATTAAATTTGGAATAAAAACCATCCCACTGACAGCCGACCATATTAGTCCGTTTAAAGCCTCTTTTGTCCAAGACCAACCACGTTGTACTGTTGGTTCAGGCTGTATTATTTGTGTATGTACATCATCCATATACTGTTCTACCGACCATCTTTCAATTCTATATCCATCCATGTTATTTTACCTCCTAATAAGCATTCGTATTTTTCTTTTATTTTTTTCATCTTTAATAGCCATAATGCTATCTTTGTATAAAAAATCATCAATGTTTAACATATCAATAATTTCTTCTTTTTTATATCCATCTGCTAAATGGATAAGAATTTTTCTTTGAACTTTTGATAACCCATTTAGATATTCCTCCATTTGTGGAGAAAATTCTTCATCATCATTATTATTCTCCACACATGCTATCTTTTCTGCTAAGTCAATTCCGTCTTCCGTTTTCACATCTAATGACACATTGGGAATTGAAATAGTTTGTCCTCGTTCATTCTTCTTCAAATTACCACGTTCATCAGTTTCAAGATTACACCTTTTCCAACGATGCCTATCTCGCAACCAATCTTGAAACGAACGTTTGATATTGCCAATAAGAAATGTCTTGAATGAACAGTTGCGTTCTTGATTAAAATTTTCAACACTTTCCAATACAACATTCATCGCATCGGAATATAAATCATCATATTCTGACAACGGAACATTCATTAATCGAATAATCGGATCGCAAATTTCTCTCAATTGTTTCATTTTATTACCACAATATTGACTTATTAAACTTTCTTTTTCTTTATCATTCACTCTATACACTCCTTGTCTCAAATTCTATGATTATTCTCCACTAATAATCTTGCAGTTTACATGCCAACACTATACCAATGCCGACACCTGTTATAGCCAAGCCAATTAGATACATACACTTCACATCCTTTCCCTTTTATCATATACATAGCAAAACTACTTTTTTGTCTTTCCGCTCGGAAAAGTATAAACCGTATAGGTGAGTGTTTCATTTCAACGCTCAATATAATATTCTCTACGAAAAATATTTTTTATTTATATATTTTCGCAACTTCCAAACCCATTCATCCACATCAATCTGAATTTCAGGATTGAAAATGTTGAACAAATTACCTTGTTTAATAGCTCCTGTTATATTATTCTCCGTTTTCTTTAACACGAAAATATAATTCGGATTGATTTTGATTATGTACTTTGAACCAGTGCATAAACAAACATCTTTAAATGTTTTAATATCTGACTTACACCGAATTTTAAAACCGACAGGTTTTTGAATTATTGAAATCATACTTTCATCACCTCTCTTCTTGTTACAATTTCTTTTCTTTTATTACATTTTCTTTACAAAATTTACGTCAATATGATTGACATTTCCCTTATAATGTGCTATAATAAACACATAAAAAACAAGGATATTTCTTTTATCCATTACAAATAAAACGTGTTGGGGAACACATTTTATTCAAGGATTTCAATATGGGGATATTGATGTGAGAAATATTTAGTTTTTAAAACCAACACAATCATATTATCACATTGCAGAGGGATAGTCAATACAAATATCAATCTGCGATGGGATTTTGTGATTTTTAAACAACTTTTAGGAGGGATTTTATGCACAATTCACAAACTATTATAGATAATATAAAACGAATTGCGAACGAGCAAAACATCTCTTTAAGTAAACTCGCTGTTATCAGTGGTCTTGGAAAGAACACAATCACAAGTATGACAGCTAAAACAAACATCAAAATTGAAACTTTAACGGCTATTGCTAAAAGTCTTAATGTTTCAATCAATGATTTAACAGGTGAAACCCAAAACGAGCAAATGGTTGAACTTCCTATATTGGGTGAAGTTTCTGCTGGTTTTGGTGTCTATGCAGACAATGATGTTATAGGTACAAGATTTGTACCTCAAAAATGGATAAGTGGCGATGAACCTCACGTTCTTCTTAAAGTTAAAGGTGATAGTATGATCCCAAAATTTGAAGAAGGCGATATTGTACTTGTCCGCTGCCAAACTTCTGTTGACAATGGTAGTTATGCCGTTGTTATGATAGATGGCGAAAACGGAGTTATAAAAAGAGTTATATACGATCCAAACAGTATTGAACTCCAATCGCTTAATCCGATGTATGCACCAAGACGATTTGAAGGTGAAGATGTTACTCGCCTTCGTATATTTGGTTTAGTACGTAAAATCGCTGAGAGGGATGTTTAAATACTATAGATTCATTTCTTTAAAGACACAGATTTAACATTTCGTTTCTTTAAAGACACATATATATTAACATAGTCATTTTCTATTGTCAATGGCTTTTTGTTTTTGTAATATTTTTGTAATATAGGAGAACTATTATGTCAAATATCGGAAATATAATAAAAGACAAACGATTATCACAAAACCTATCTTTAGACGAGTTGGGCGAATTGATTAATGTTGGTAAAAGTACAATTAGCAAATGGGAAAACGGAACGATAACCGACTTAAAATTATCTAACATCATATCTTTATGTAGAGTTTTTGATATGACACCAAATGAACTTCTAAAAATCAACCCATCAGATAAAAATTACCTTGCGTATGGCGGAGAACATATCTCCGCAAAAAAAGAAAATTTGTTAAAGCAAATCGCTGAAAAAAATATTCCTGATGCAATATTAGATTTAATTCAAAATGCGATTGAACAATATTAAAAAGCAACCTCAATGGATTGCTTTTTTTATTTGTAACCATGCGTAGTGACTCTTTTACTACCAAACTCAACACTATTATTGCCATAGAATACATCTGCATTTTTGGGACATAATAAGATATAATCTTATTAGTAAAGGAATAGATTTCTATGGATGAATTTATAGTCAACCAGCACATTATGGAGATTTGCAAGCAACGAAATCTGTCTATATATAGACTTGCAAAGATGTCTGATATGCCTTATTCGTCACTCAATAATATGATTAAACATAGACACGTCCCGACAATATATAATTTAATAAAAATCTGTAACGGTCTAAATATTTCACTTTCTCAATTTTTTGCTGGAATTGAGGACAATGTGGATAATAATGTCTTGTCCTCTGAACAACAAGACGTTTTATCATTATGGAATCTTTTAGACTCAAAATCAAAAGAATTTGCATTAATTTATATGAAAGGATTGGCTCATTTGCCAATAACAGGTGTCGAAGATGAGAAGTTTTAAACAATTATTGGATATTGCACAAATCTATACAAAACAGTTTACAAGTTTCCCTTGTAATCCATTTTTACTATGCACCCAATTACAAATATCTTTTAAAGTGAGATCTCAAGCAGTAGAAGATTTTGCCGGTACAAATCCCTTAATCTCCGCTCCTGCTATTCTTTACAAGGAATCAGGTAAAGTGCCTTCATATACCATTTATTTTGATGAAACGTCTATGTATTGGCGTTTCTACATATTCCACGAGATCGCACACTATATATTAGGGCATACTTCCGATTCTCTACAAGAAGAGCAAGAAGCAAATTTAATGGCTTGTCTTTTAATCGCACCCAAAAACAAGCTACCTACATATTTAAAAAATGCTAAAGATTTATCTGTATTTGCAGAAATTCCAATAGCTTACGCAGAAGAATATTGGAATTATTTGCATAACAAATTAATTAAACCCAAAATGATTTTTAATATAATGATTTCTGTCTGTATTCTCACGGTGATACTTGATATAGTATCATTCGCATTAATATTATCAAATTGAATTTACACAAAAAAATAAAGGCGACAGTCAATTCGCTGTCGTCTCTATTTTTTTACTCCGATTATTTTCTTTTTCTTTGTCCATAGTGAGAATTTCTTTTGCCTTGTTTAAGCAATCCGCCTCCCACTCATCATATGTTTGTTCAGTATTGAACATTTGATTATCTCCCTTGCAATATAATATATCTATTATACCAAAGAAGATATTTTTCGTCAATATTATAGTTCTTTTTCGATTTCAGCAATGATTATAGTTGTTTCATCTTCTAATAATTCCTCTTTTGAGCAATCGTCCTCCCAAGAAGAATCATCTTCTACACTTTGTAAAAAGTCAATAACTTTATTCCCGTTTTCTCTATCTTCTGTACTCGGAAAATCTCCATTGTTAATTAAGTATCTACAATTATCTTCTTTGTCTATAGATACCAACATATCATATGCGTTTGTATAACAATATAACAGTCTTTTCTTCATTATATCATCTCCTTTGCCAAACAATCAAACTTTCTTATTATATCCTGTCCAAAAGCTCATTCTAAGTGTCATTGGAACAGGTTTATTTATGAGTTCATCTATTTCATTTGCATCCAGCGTGTCCATTAATTCTCCGATTTCCTGATTTAATTCATCGGAGATATAAGGCATTGTTCTTTTAATCATTGTTGTGATACTTCTCATAGGGAACATATCACATTGCCCTTGGAATGGATCGTTAAATCCTTTTAGCTGAGTTAATTGGGCATATACACTACCCATCGCCTCTAAATTTTCTACTGTATACATCATTATTTCACACCTTTCCATTTTCTTTTAAGAATACATTTGTAGTTACAACATTATCATTTACATCATATCCTTTTATGAATATTGGTGCAAGCCATTTTAAAATTAATTTTCTATGACTTGAACCCCTCTCTCCTTTCCAGTAATGATGCCAATGTCCACGGCGTGTATGTGGGCGTTTCGGAGAACCATGTGCTTCCACCCCAGAATTATTATAAACAATATGAGATTTTGTGTTTTGTTTTCGCATTGCACGAATAATATTTCCGGTTTGAGTACCACAATTCCATTTTTGAATTTCTCTATATTTATCTTTTATATATTCCTTCTTTTGGGGCTTGCGAGTTATATATTTTTGTCGTTCATCTTCCGTAATTTCACTGTTCTGTGCACAGATATATAACACAAGTTGCAATTTTGATGTTATTAAGTTTGTTACAAAATCAATATAATCTTTATCAACAAAATTCTTTGATGAATTCTTTTCTACTTCTTGTAACATTCGATCAATTCCGTCTTTGATTGTACCATTTTCTATAAGATGTAAAGAAATAGGCATAACTGAATAGTCATTATTTATAAACAAGAATCGCAATTCCAATTCTCCGTTGTTAGTATCCGATTCAAAGTAAACGAAAAATCCATCATACTCATCATCATTTACTGCTATGTAAATACAGGGATATGGAAGATTGCTTAAAACTTCGATTGGTATAATTAAATCTTCACTGCCATTCTAACATTCACAATAACTTATATTCACAAAATGTTCATCATCTTCTTTGTAGTTAACCATTTTATATAATAATTCATCAGTTGTTATAATATATTCATCATTATCACATTCATATGTACTATGATTGAAAGTACCACAGCGTTCACAATATGCAAAATCAGCACTCGTTCCACATTTGCGAATCCATTTATCAGAATTAGATTTTTCTCTTATATATTTACACGAAAATGAATAAGCCCCTCCATTCCTACATTTATCGGGATCATATTCACTATTATCAACGAATGTGATTGATTTAATTGTAACTGGAGTCGCAGTCAATTCACAATTTGACAAGTCTAAATTATGATATAATTTATTTTGGTATAACATACTTTGCAAAGCGGAATACTCACTATCAGATTCCACAATTTCTTCATGCTTATAAGTAGAACCATCTTTGTTTACCGCAATTATCTTATATAACATTTTAATCACCTCTTAATCTTTCCTTTATTTTACCATATTGATGTTGAATAGTCAACGGCTAAATATATCGTCAAGTAACGAAACAGCTTTTTTCTTTGTTTGTCCATCATTTACAATATATCTTTGTGTAGTTTCAATATTTTTATGACCGACCGCTTGAGATACAAAGTTTATATCCTTTGTTTCATCATATAAAATTGTACAAAACGCAGACCTTAATTTATGAGGACTTATTTCCGTTCCGATTCCTGCCTTTGAATATTTTTTTACCAAGTCCGAAACAGCTCTTGGAGATATTCTACTTCTTTGAACAGAAATAAATAATGCATCAGAACGCATATCTTCTAATAATAATTCTCTGTCTTGTATCCATTCTATTAATGCTTCCTTTAGTCGATTATTAATAATATATTCTTGTGTTTTATGCCTTTTATCAATGATTTTGAACGTATTATTTTCAAAGTCTATCTCATTCAAATTAATTTCCGTTAATGCTGTTTCACGCATTCCTGTATATATAAAGAGCAGCAGAATTGCTTTGTCTCTTGAACGCCAAGGTCTTTGAGTCTCAATAGCTCTATGCGAACCAACACCTCTATCCACCGCACTTATAATATTCTCCATATCATTTGCAGTTAGTCTTATTCTTTTTACATTGTCCGAGTTTCGGACAGGTTTTATTTCATCCATAGGATTATCTTTAATAATTTTTTTCTTTTTCAAATAAAAAAGAAAGTTGTTCAATGCGGCATAAACAACTTTTCTATATGAAAAACTCGTACTTTGAACTTGTCCTTCTTTATTAGTTTTTTGTTCTTTTGTTTTCAAATATCGAGTTACGATAGTCTCATCAATATCATTTATGGATATATTTAATTCTTCTATAAATTCAATAAATCCCTTTATTATCATAATATACATATAACATGACTTTGGTTCAGTAGATGTTGAGATGTTATAATAAAAGTCTGCTACAATTTGTGGCAGACTTTTAAGTGTTCGCTTGATTTTCTGTTCAGTTTTTATTTGATTTTCTAATCTTCCTGTCATTAATGTTCACTCCTTCTTTTGTTATATAGGCATTGATACTAGACAATAACTTGGAGACGTGTCATAATTTCCCCACCAAACCTGAGGTTCAGAAAACTCCATATATTTTTTTGTAAGCTTTCCATCTGGTGTATACTTATAAAACTTTCTTCTCTTATTCGCTGGAACATTTACCGAAGGTATTTTCGTATAGTTATGAAAAATCCATTCATATTCGTTAGGCATAGCTTCTCCTATAGCATATTTCTTCCATTCACCTTCTTCGTCTTTTACGCCTTTATATTCACTAAAAATTTTATCTATTTTTAATTTCATATCATATAAATATTCTGCTCCCGCAGGTGATAAACAGCCTCTATCCTCTTTGCGTATATTAAGATAATCTTCCATCTCATAATCATGAGCATCTCTACCATACTCTCTTTCTTCTTTAATAAACGCTTGTCGTTTCACATATATCGCCATTGCTTTCTTTTTCAATTCAGTAGGCATATCGTCAATCCATTCTTGAGCAAATGCCTTTCCCCATTCACGTTTTCTCGCTGCAATCAAACATTCATCATCAAATTCCTTTTGTCTTTCAGCCTTTTCTTCATCAGTCAACTTATCGTAAAATTCCCAATGTTTGCGATTGCTTTCATGTAATTTTTCCATATACTGATCGTGTAAGCTTTGTGAAATTCCGTTGTTACCACCTGTTCTTTCTTTGTGTTTAGAATATGATATAATACCGGCTACTCCAAAAATAAATATCGTAAGAAGTGTACCACCAACTGGTGTACACAATGCACAAAGTGGTATCCAGCAAATTAAACCCACGATTATTATTGTTCTTATCTCTCCTGCATCTCCATTAATTTTCATTTTATTTTCCTCACTTTCTACTTTCCCTTCAAGTCTTAGCCTTCCAAAAATATTAAACTATCTTCATATTCATCAAGTTGTTCTTCAGCCGCTACAACGCTTCTGCTCTTAAAACCAAGTTCTAAAAGTTCTTCAGGTTCAAATCCGACATAGAGCAAATGCTTTGCAACAACCAACGGTTTCCCTCCATACCTCATATTTGCGACTAATTTTTTCAATAATTCTATTGCTCGTTCGTGTGATATATTTTCCATTTCTAATCTTCCTTTCTATATTTACCTTTCATTTAATATATACCACCATTTGCTATTTTTAAACAAATTTCTGTGGTATTTTTTATTATACATACATTTTACACCCTTTTATATCCCATATAAAGGACTTGAAATCCGACTTTCATTATATACTCTTTATATTTATCATAACTATTAAATGATAAGCGTACATGGCACTATACTGGGGAACACCACTCTTGCTGAACAGTACAATTCATATAATTCAGCATATAATTTTACATTCTTAACTGTTGCAACAAAATCATAATCATGTATTTGTTCTAAATCAAGTTCATCAATCGTCACAAAACTCTCTGACATAATATCAACCCCCCTCCACTTATTGTCCTTCGATTATATTTTCTTTAATCAAACTTCATTGGTTCGCTTACCCTTACTACTTCAAAAATTCTCTTACCAGTACCTTCCCACACAAGCTCTGCATAATTTTCCACACAATAACTATTTTCTTCATCAAAATCTGAATCTTCAAATGCAAAATCATAGTAATAATCCCACATCGATTCTAAATACTTACAAGCCTGTTCTTCCGTATCAAACAAATAAACTTCATTTTCCGGTTCGCCAAATGTATAATAAACTATAACTGTATATTTTTCATATTATTTACCTCCTTAAAATGTGCTTTTCATTGTTTTTTATTCAATATTACTTTTGCCATGCTCCAATCTTCACTATTGATTAGCTTGACAACTTTTTGAATTATACATGCTAACTCTATATCATAAATTCTATAATGGAAAGCTGCACTGACTTCATTTCTATTACCATGGAAATCTATATATCTATGTGTATCTAAATTACCATAGTACATGTTCTTTGGTGTTGTAAAATGATGTTTTCTTTCAATAATCTTCTTCAACATTTCTAGTGGATTATCATAAAATCCGTTAAACTTAAAATATTTCCCTTCGTTTTCTATCAACTGATTTTTTCTTTTTTCATCCTCTTTTATCTTCCATTCATCGTCAGGATCTCTTCGATTGAATACAAAGAATTCTTTTCTATCTTTTACCATATATGTAGGGTAATAATAGCAACTTCCTGTATATGGACTATCATCATAATATCTTTCTTTTTCTATAAATTTAATCATAAAATCGTCCTCCAATTCTATTTTAAAATCCAAAAATATCACAATAATATGCGTATTTAGAACCATGAATTTTCCATTTCATTTATTCAAAATCAATGTAATAAAATCCTGTATTATCATCTTGTTTGCCATTTTCTACATCCTCAAATGGGTCATAATATCCTGTTTTGACCGTCAGTGTAGATACTTCCTTCAATACATCTTGTAAAAACTCTGCTAATATTTCACATTCCATTTCTGTTGGACAAAGTATCTCATTACCGTTTGTCCAAAATCCGGGATTATCCGCTGTATCAAAGCTACGTGGTTGACTCGGCAATAACTCCATTAAGTTTTTTATAAGCACATTTGCCTTTTCATTATAAGTTTCCATATTGTTTTTCTCCCTTCTGAAATTCAATTTTAAGACTTATTTTGTCTAATGCTTCTTCTAACGAATCGTAATCATCCTTTTCATTTGCGTTTTCGTTAAAACAATTAAATATGTGCAAAAATGCTCTTTCCACACTTGTGTATCGCCTGCCGATTGTTTCGGGCGTTCCTGTACGTGTGCCCGTCACGGTGACTATAAATGGGAAGTACTTCGGTTCTTCTTTCTTGATAGTCAATTCGTATTCGACTTTATTAGAACTTTTGTATCTGAACGTAACACATTGTCCGACTTCCCACGATTCAAAATCCTTAATTGTATTTAATACAAATTGTTTGTTCATATTATAAATCTCCCTTCTGAAATCTACGTTTCATCAATAAATGTTATTGATATAATATGTTCAATTTTCGGAGGGATATGAAAATATTCACCATTAACGCAGCAATCTCTATAATGTTGTAAATCATTCCAAAATCCCTCTGTACCAATATTATAATTGGTTTGAAATTCAAACCCTCTACCTCTCTCATGTATCATATATCTTTTCATTTTTCTCAAACTCCTCATTTCTTGCATAGTACTCACCTTGCTTCTATCTAAACCAATACTCCCGCTCTCCTACTTCGCCCGACTCGTCTACACATACAACGTCATATTCTTGTCCATCAATAACAACATATTGACGTTCAAATACATCAACGTCTGCCTCCACTGAAATAATATCAAATACTTCTCGTGTATTCGTATTGATTTTACATTCCGTTTCTATTGCTATTCCGCCGTCCCAAACAGAAACGAATGTCGCATTTATAATATTCTCACCCACAATTATTACCTCTCAATCAATTACCTAAATACTCGTCAATCTTCATTGTCAGCTTATCACATAGCTTTAATATTCCGCCTGTTCCATTCTTTTTACCGTCATCAAATATTGTTTCACTTGCTTCATCTGCCAAATCTGCAAGTTGATTTAATAATTGTATCATTTCTTTTGTCATAACAATTCACCCTTTCATATTTGATTTATTCACAATTTTTATTTATTTCTTCTATAACTTCGTCAAGACTTAAAACTTCGTTATAATCCGGTTGATTACAAATTTCCAATTCCATATTTTCAATATCAAAATTAAAATAAATTCCATAATTCATACCGCCGGCATTTACGCTCACTCGCCATTCATCAATATTATCTACTTCATTATTTAGCCTTTCCAAACAATAACATAAAGCAGATACACTTCTATCTATTTCAACCGTATAATTCATAACAATTCACCTTTCCTTTATCTCTCAATCTCGAATCCAAAATGACAATATCCGTAAGTATCAGATAACCAATCGGATATATCATCCAATAGTTTATCTTCGTCATCTTCATAATCATTAACATCAAATTCATCAGTGATGTCAATTTCTTTCGGCAACGATTTTAATATTTTCATGTCGCCGTCAGTATCCCATTTAATATTTGTTATTTTCATAGCTATTACCTCCTCTTGAAATCGTTGTTTCGTTAATTATTTTCTCTTTCACACAAAGTATAAATTTCAGCATCAAGCACAACCTCTCCACAATCTTCGCACTCTAAACATATGTCTACTGGATTATTCCAATCTCCATACGACACAATACTTACTTTGTGACCTCTGTGTTTCTTTAATTTGTTTCGCAGAATCATATTATTAGTTTCTTCTTCTCGGTTTTCGTATTTTTCTGCTAAAACTTCTTTGTAATATGTAACTTCTTCAAAGCTATGCTTGTCCATATCCTGCAATGTCGAATAAATTTGTTCTGTAAGTTCTTCTTTTGTATATATTTCAAATACTTCATCGGGTGTTAAATATTCATCTTCATTTCCAATAAAGTAAAACCAAACATTTCCAATTTGACAAGCAATACTATCGTCATATGGATTGCTAATAATTTTTACCGTTCCATCACATAATCCTTTAAAAATCATTTCTTTAAATGTCATACTATTTTCCTCCTTAATCAAATCATCATTTCATATTCCAATTAATTTTCTGACCACAATTTTCGCAATATGGCATTTGAAAATCTTCACACCCTGTAGGTAGTGGATGTTTACAAGATGGACAACAGTAATTGTTGAAGCCTTTATGTGTTCCCTTTGGCAAAGGATTTTTCGGTATTTGATAATCTAATAAATTTTGTATTACTGTTAAAACAGTATACGATATACCTAAATTACATATTTGCGACTTTTTACTTGTTAAAATATTTTTGATTTCATCTATGGTATAATCCACAACATATACCTCCATATATAATCTCTTATCTTCTATTGAAACTCTTATTTTATCCACAATAAATCTCATCAGTATCCACAAACCCATTCTCTTTTAAATATTCAATATAATCCATAATATCCGATTTTCTTTTGACCTCTATATCACTTGAACGTTCATATCCATAAAAAGGACTGACATATATCTTGTATGTTTTGTTGCCTAAATCAACAACAAGATTATAATTATGAGCACAATCTCCACGTTGTTTCCAATTTTTATCAAGATAATATAAGTGCAATTCCATAATCAATCAACCGTCCTTCCTTTCTAACAATACTAATGTAGTGTCTGTCAGCATATCATCTGAACAAAATCTTGCCACTTCCAAAAATTCAACCTCCGGTAATAAATCACTAACAAAATATGCAAACTGATCTAAACTTACGTTTTGGTGTTCATAAGCATATTCAATAATTTCTGATACAATATTTCTGCCAAAACTATTCGTTATAAATGTTTCTTCAAGCCAACTCATAAATCCATTCCTATCAAACATTTTAATCACTCCATTCCTTAAAATCTCTGATTTGCTATATTATCTAATTCTTCAACAATATCATTCATAATAATCATCATTTATTTTCTCTTGAAATTGTCGTTTCAATTAATCATTCCATCTGAACAATCCCTTAAACACCTTTTCAAGCGTTACAGAATCATCGCAAACGTAATCACCTATCATTCTGCCGTTTTTATAAATATTTCCTCTATATTTACAATCCAAATCATTAAAGGAAACATCAATCCCGTCTGCCACGCTTACGTCATCTCCATACCACATATCAATATGTATATCTTTCATAATGAATCCTCCGTTCAATTATTATCTTCTGTCAAATATCATCATTTTTAATAATGTTTTAGCTTGTTCCTCTGTGTAATTGTCAACACGTCCATTGACTTCTTTTAGAGGACAAGCTCTTATACTCTTATATTCGCTTCTCAAAAATGATTGTTTCTTCTGTTCTAACATATTGTTGTAAATTGCTTCTGATATACTCATTTACATATACTCCTTAATTTTTATTTGTCTGCAAATTTGGGCACAAACCTAAACCTCCCACTTTTTCAGGTAATCTTCTATATGCTTCTCTATGAATGCAATTTTCTTTTTCGCATTCAGGGCAATAGCACTTTATAAATGTTTCATAATCTAATTTTGTACTAAGTCTTTCATAAATTTCTCTTTCCATTTTAATCTTCCTCTCTATTCATTATTTCTTCGAGTATTTCATATACTTCGTTTTGATGTTCTTTCATATAAATGTAAAATCCATCAAATGTATCTTCTATTCTTTCTTCTAAGCAATCTTCTCTATAATTCTCCCACATCACTTCTTCAATATCGTTACAGTTTATTCGCTTTCCTTTATATTCCACCTCCGAATCAGACCATTCACCATGATATACAAACCCTATATTTGGTATTCCATACCAATCAGGAAGCTCTTTCATTGGAAAATAAAATACACCGTTTTTACAAATCCAATCTCGTTCTATTGTACTAATCATAACTTATTTCTCCATTTCTACAACATCCCTTTCTTCTTTCTTCCACTCAATCTTTGGGTAACAGTATACTTTATGTCCAAAATGAGGCAAGACTGAATATCTTTCCATAATTTGATTATGAACATATTGTTCTGTTCGATTGTCATCCCAATTATCTTCCCAGTTTGCTAAATACTCAACACCTCTATCTGTAACTTTTTTTATTTCATAATAATTAGTTCCATCATGATGTGAACACTTTAAGTAAAGATGACCATTTTTATCATACAGGTGAATATAATCACAATCTTTTGCCGCTTTATTGAGCATCTCTTCAAAATCTTCAAATATCATTCCAACTTTATGATTACCATTCCAACATCCACAAGTGCCTTGCAAAATCCATGTACTTTCACCATTGAAAAATCGTTCCAAATCATCTTTTATTCCAATCCAATCGTATTCATCTTGATTGTATATTTCTTCCCATATTGCACTATCTGTTATCGTAATATCATTAGCTTTGAGTGTTTCTATTGCATCATCCTTAGAATCCTCCCATAAATTATAATTGTTATATATTGTCCTAATCACCGCTTGTTTTTTTGTTTTAACTCGCATTTTGTTTACCTCCAAATCGTCATTTCTAAAAGTCGTGTTACTTTTCCTCGATAGAACATCATCATATGAAATATCTCTTTCATCATTCTATTGTACAAACAGTTACAGTGCCGTCATAGTTGATAATTCCTCTACATATAAACTTGCCTTGTACTGTTGTTACTGTTACATTTTCGCCGTACATTCTACACAACAATCGTGCATTACGAGTATCTGTATATGCCCTGTTCCCATATCCGTAATGAACTATGTATTTTCTCATTTCCCTTACCTCCTAATGTGCTAATCATTAATCAACCTTTAATAAAATCCAAATTAATTGGTTGGACTTTTCCAAGTTCAAATTCTTTTAATGCAAATTGATTTTTGGGAGTATGCCAATCGAGCGTATAGAATTTTTCTCTTATTTTATTTTGTTCTTCAGTTGCTTTGTAGAAATCTTTATCTGGTTCATCCCAATACCATACATAGTAAGTGTGGACTGTATGTGTATCTTCATCATACTTTCTTTTGCATCTAAGAATTCTTGCATTTTTCAATATTGTATCTTCTGGCAACTTTAAATTTTCAAATTCCGTTGGAGAAACATGATATTCTTTATTTTTCCAATACCAAACAAACATACCATTCTTTCCCCATTCAAACACTTCCGCTCTAAATGTTCTCAACCATGCTTGCAATTCCTTGTCTGACTTCCATGCACCTTTGTTTAAACTTCCAAAATAAATATATCCACTACCATCTTTGGAGTGCCCGTATTTATCTGTATAATAATGAATTATCATTCTATCGAACTCTTTAGTAGTGTATGGTCTTCCACTTATTTTACTGATAAATTTATTTTCACTTGAAGTATAAGACCATACATTTACTTCTGCCTCAAATTCAACAGCTCCATCTGCACAAGCACCACAATTACCCCAAACGCAAAATCGCTTTTTACTTTTTCCTACATACGTGAGTTTTTCTTTTGATAGATATTCCCAAGCTCCACCTGATGTACTACAACTAATTCCATTATTATTTTCATTTACTCCGACAAATGGAACATATGGGCGCTCACATATATACAATTCTCCATCTTCATATATTTCGTCAATATGAGCTTTTTCAAAATATTCTCCATATTCATTTGTGTACTGTATCATATCTCCTATTTTAGATTCTAATTTTGAACGAGAATTTTCAATCAGTTCAACATATTCATTTGCCTTTTCTACATCATATTCTGTCATTTCATGACTTCTGCAAAATCTATTGTTAATTTCTTTTAATGATTCTAATGTGTACATATTCATCACAGTTCCTTTCTCTCACCACATCTTTTATGAATTGCTTGTACCGCTCCATATAACCAACCATTTAGGTAATCAATATTATAACAATATTGAGTCCAACTGCCTGATTTAAAACGTTCTTCGCTTGTGAAAACATAAAAACCGTCTCCATAGTCAGCCGAAACAATTTTTATGTATTTAAAATTTGCATTGTATGCTCTTAGATTATCTTTGATTAATTCCTTTTCTTTATTTGTCATTTAAGTTCCCTTCTTTCTCCAAACATTCTTTTATCCATTCCTGCATATTTTGCCAATCTTCAACATCTGCATATTCATATTTTAAGAAATACGAATATAATGATTCTAAGATATTTATCTTGTGCTTATGCAAAGATATAATAATCTCATAAATTTCGCTTGGGTATTCCCAACCTTTAATCAAAAAATCATATATTCGAGATTTTACATATATCTGATATGCAATCTCAAAGATATATTCTTTTGACAAGTTCGTGAGAATACGTTGCTTATATTCTTTGAACTCTGCCTTGATAGTTCTCAGAGCTTTTTCTTTGAGCATTTCACCATCTCCCTTCTAAATATTCAAAAATGCCTATGATTTCTCTTAGGCATTCTATTAAGTATTTATATATTCTCTTTTTCATTGCAAATTGAACTCCTTTATAAGTCTCTTAGCTACCATTGCATTTAACTTGTTGTTTATGACAATAGTTTCGCTGTTTCCGTTTCGGTATATTTGATGACTACCTCGCATATGGTGCAAGGTGTAGCCATTCGCTCGTAGTTTCCGTTGGAACTTACGAACATCTATTTGAGTTTTCATTATATTTCACCTCCATAAAAGCTTGACATATGATAATTATTGTGCTATTATATTAATATCAATAAAAGACCATCAGAGATATTGATGGTATCTCACTCTGATGGCTTTTTGGTTAATTGCGAGGATCGGCTTCACGAGCTTCATTCTCAGTGCTATAGAGTCTTCCATCGTAATCGCCAATATATCCTTCCGGAGTTAGCATCGCAATCCACCGCCTTTCATTGATATTAAATAGTCTTGTAGTGGTAGTACAAGGCTATTTTTTTATGTAAAAATATATAGCATGAACTATATACTTAAACATCTCAATGACACTTTTGGACGGATAATATCTTATCATCCGTCTTATCATCCTCTGTACCGTTATCACTAAATGTAATACGGTACTTGCCACCTATTGTGAAATTATTATCTTCATACTCCCATATATTCCCGTCACGAGTCATAAGAGTATTTACACCTATACATACGGCTTTAGTCGTATAAATAATCTTAAAGCCGTTATGAGTGTAATATCCAAATGGCAAAGTTATCATTGCCTCTGCTGTTGAACAAAGTGCAATGAATAACAATATCATTGCTAAGATGATTGATAGCTTTTTCCTCATGTTCATGTTTTGTCCTCTCCTAACACTTTAATATACTTTTGCTGCAATGTCTTACTTACAATACATTTATTGTTGTAATGTAAAACAAATTTTTCATTGTTTGCTCCATACAATGATACATCAATTAATCGTGCACCATTGTTAAAACAATAGGTTCTGTCTTTTTTTTGCAATACATTTTAATCCATGTTGCAAATAGTCAATATAATTATCAGCATCTGTTTTATTACTAAACAGATACGTCTTATTTTTGTCTTTTACTTCATACATATTTAACATCCCCTTATATCATTGCTCGTACAAAACGTACGGCAATATCATACTTGTACTCATAGCTATGAGCATAGTGTCTTGGTTGAGTATGTGTAGATACATACGACTCAACCTTGTTTACTATTGTGTTATAGTCTACACAGAAATCTCTGCATAGACGTTTAGTATCCTTCTTCCATGTGTTCATTATTGTATTCCTCCTCCTAATGTGTATATGTATGTAATTACAAGACCTGCTGTGGATAATAGTTATCCTCTTTGCGGTCATAATGGTACAGGGTTACCACTATACCCAACTGACGGCACGCGTTCAACACCGAGATTAATGCGACCGTTAAGCCGGTGACGTACAAGTCTAACGACTTGATATCAAGTTCTCGGAGCTTAGACTCTCCCTCGGCTTGTAAACCTTGAGGCTCTAATGGGTTGATGGTATGACCGAAAATAGCACCATCTTCCGCTTGAGGGATTGCGTGACGTCCCTCACACAAAGCCATTGAGGCATGGTCTACCTCCTCGAAGTATGGCTCGTATGGGGCAATATCAAGCCACTTATCGCATAACTCCGTATAGAAGCAGCCCATGCAGTTGCCTCTACATTCAGTACACTTATATTTTTTCATAATAAAACTCCTCCTCAAAATTAATTCTTTTTATATACTGTTTCGGCTCATGCCTCATCAGTACGTGGACTTTTACCGCGTATACAGAAAAAGGGTGTACACTTGTTAGCATACACCCTTGAATAGTGCGACCTATTACTTGATGAATAGGTCTATAAAACTTGCCATAAACAGCTTGTTAAAGCAAGCCTTACTCATGGCTTTGGTTAGTGATTCTGCACCCGTAAGCAAAGTTTTCTGAGTTGCCATACTTACACCTATGGCAGAAGTAAGCTTGCGTGCCCACTTTGGCACTATGGCAGTACCTACTTCAATACCAAGTCCTTCTAGGAACTTACCGAACTCTTTATTGAAGTCGGCGTCATCGAATGTTTGAGCCTTCACCTGATACGCCTTATACATTCCCTCAGGGATAAAAGCGTAACAAGCCTTCAATGTTTTGTTGTAGTCCTTGATGTTTTGTTCATGCTCCGCCTTCAACTTTGTAAGGATAGACTCCTCTTTGCTGATACTATACTTGATTATAGCATCGTTATAACTCATACCATCTTGAATGGCAGACTCTCGGAGTGCAAGAGTCTTTTCACGTTGTGTCTTAACAGGCTTAGTCGCTGAGCTATAACGTGCGTTTTCTTCAGCTATTGCAATAATAGCTGTTCTGAAGTCGTGTAACAAGGCACGATTTGAGTCACTAAAGTTACTGAAGTTTACTCTTTTTCTATCTGTTGTCTTTTTCATGATTTTCTCCTTCTCCTATATTGAGCAATAGGTGCTTTACTTATTTTTTTTGTGTTGTTGTACTACTCACTATTTATGCGGACTTGTAACCGCTTGCACCTCTAATATGCAAGTTAGTTTAATACGGTAATTTTTACAGTCGTTTAATTTTGTATTGCGTTAAAACGTTCTTCCACTTTATAACGCTTTGTGTCTTGCCGGTAATGAGCCTTGAAGCCGCAAGATATTACAAGAATTACCCAAACTTGTAATAAAGGAGTTTCACCCTCACACGCTCAAAATATTGAAATATTTAAAGCGTAACTATACACTTGAACCGTTGTATAGTCAACGGTATTCAAGGTATACCGCAACCCTTTATATATAAACTTGTAACAAAAGTATTGTATTATCAGACTTGCTTTTTGTGTTGCTCTATGCGGAGCTAAAAAGCAGTATCTGCTTCTGTTACCTATTTAATTGTCAATGAACAGTCAAAAACGGACTATACATATAATCCTTGCATAGCTACTTAGCTATACTTTGAAAAAACAAAAATTGAATAAATACAGATAGCATTAATCCGATATTATCGGAACGGATAGACTGAATTTGATATGCTATCCGTGTACCTCTTATTCTTTTTTCGTCCTTTTCCCTTTGACAATTATGACTATATCAGATAATAAAATTAAGTCAAATCCGCATAAGTATGCGAAAAAAGCGTATTTTATGAAGAGTTATGGAGGGGGTACAAAAAACAAGTCGGCAAGTCCCATTTTTCCTATATCTGTATATGTAGTCAACTTACACACTAACCACAAAAAACACAAAACCCACCAAAACCCCAAATAACACAACAAAAATCACACATCACACATCAAAAATTTAAAATCGCCCCCTTTATCGAAAACCCAAGAAAACCCAAACAAAAAACACCATTACACTCTCAAAAATGCGATACAAAAATCCCAAATTCCCATTTCACAACCAATTCCCACACTACAAAACCCAATAAAATCCACAAAAATCACTCATCTACACTCCGATACTAAAATTACATATAAAAATGCAACAAAAAAAGACCTTCGTATTTCTACGAAAGTCTTTAATTCAATCCTATCACAATCACAAACAAATTTCTATCAAATCATTGCTTTTTATACGTCCTTCTTGTAACAATTCCCACATCCACAATTTTCATATCTTTTGTATTATAATTTGCAATATATTCCCTATCATCTGTCCATTTCTCTATCGCATATTTGAAATTGTCTCTATAAGAATTCCTCTCAATAAGCCAATTAAGGTGATTGCATATCTCCATACGGCTTAATATATGTTCATCAACAATCATTTCCAATATTCTGTGTCGTTGTATTGAAGTTAATCCTATCACTTCACTTACATTATACCCCATTATATGTAAAACTGATTCTTTATTTAAATTACTATAAGATATCCCATTGTTATCTCTACGCCAAAACTTTTCTTCTACTACCTTGCAAATAATAACGCCTTGTTTTTTTACCATTTGATAATGGCTTTCTAAGATATAATATTTATCACATCTCTCACAATGAGCGGCAGGAATTATAACTTCATTCACTTGACCGTTTGAAGATAAAACTTTAATCCTTGCCTTTATATCCGTCAATTTATGTCCATCTTTTACACATAACTTACCTATATTTGTTCTTGTCAGAAAATGTTTAGGTGTTATGTCATGAATTTTTATATTTGTTTTATTAAATTCTTCTCCATGATGTGCTCCCATAAAATGATACAAACTAAAACTATTATTTTTACATATTCCTTTCATTATATCTGGTTGTATAATGGTTTTGCCGCACATTATACATCGTTTAAGAGGAACAGAAACATTTTCGCCATTATCATTAATTAATATTCCATCAAAATTGATGACTTTAATTTCCTGACTTACACATTGATGTTCTCCAACAAAAATTGCCGTTCCCTTTGCTATCATACTATCTATTTCAAAATGTCGTTTCTCGCAAAAGAATAATGGATTTGGTCTTTGTTTTGGTCTTCTATTCTTTGGTCTATTAATTTCCGGTAATACACACGCTCTTTTCTGAGCTTTATTCATTTTTCTCTTTTTTCTTCGTTTCTTCCCCATAACATATACACCTCCACACAAAATCATTTATTTACAATAATTGTATCAAAATTCATTTCATATGTCAATCACCTAAACAGAGAATATAAATATGCATTCTACACTATACATAAAACACTATATAAATAGGAAGAAACTCAGTCAAATTTGCAAAGAAAATCTGATAAAAATGAATTTCAATGCTCCTTAATACTACATCGTGAAGAAAATATAATTCATCTTAATGAGCAATTCTTTAATACAAAACATTATACAAAAGAGAAAACAAAAGAGAATATATAAATGTAATTCAATCATCAATAACCAAATATCCCATCAACTACATCACCACAAATACAACACATTTACAAACATCTTATAGAGAATATATAAGTAGAATAAAAAAACAATATGGAGGAATTTAAAATGAACAACTTAAAATTAATCACAACAGAAAACTTTGGAGACCTATCTTGTAACTTTTACAGGAATATGAATGACGACATACTTCTCACAAGAGAACAAATCGGACAAGCATTGGAATATTCAGATCCTATGGTAGCAATCGGAAAAATTCACAAAAGGCATCCTGATAGACTTGACAATTTGTCATTTACCAATTTGGTAAATGGACATCAAGTTTATTATTACACCGAAAGAGGAATTATGGAAATTTGTCGCTGGTCTAATAGCAAACGTGCAAACGAATTTATGGATTGGGTATGGGACATTATTGAAAGTTATAGACATAATGAATTAAATATGACACAAAATACTCAACCATTAGCCGATGCAATCACTACTCTCACTCAAACAGTAGTTAAATTACAAGAAGATGTATCTTCTTTGAAAGAATTCACATCAAAGAAACAGACTCCTGAGAAGAAATACTCCCGTTGGAAAACGAATACATTCAAAAAACTTGCCATTATCACTCAATTTGCAAATGAACATGGTCAAGACTTGCAACTAAAAGACTCAATACATATTACCGTAAAAGAATTTGAAGATACCTATAATATAGAATTATCCGATTATGTACAAGCCTATAAATCAGAATTTGGTATGGAGAATGAACCATATGTAATAAACGTAATTGACCATTACAAAGAAATCAGAGATTTGTATACTATGACATTGGATGGAATTATGCAAAAACTTAATCTTCAAACGGAGAATGATACAGTAACAAAGAATATATTTGACACTCTTGCAATGGAATTGTGTCAAGGAAGTAACAAAGGAGAATGATATTATGAAAAACACAGCATTAGAAACAACAAATTTTGATTTTTACGGAGATGAACTCATTGCAGTTCAGGATAACGCAACCGGCGAAGTTTATACTTCTATCAATGCAATTCTGAAAGGAATAGGATTTAAAGATAGAGACCAAATAAGAAAAAAAAGAGATAAATGGATTAATGATTCTTTAATCTCAAAAGGTATAGCCAAATTCACATTACCTACACAAAAGATGGTGACGAAAAATGACACCATCCTATTTGATGAGAAAGATACTTATTGCATTTCACAACGTAAACTCCCTATTGCATTAGCAAAAATAAACATTACACCAAAGATGAAACAAACTCAACCTGAATTAGCAACAAAATTAGAATTATATCAAGATAAATGTGCAGATGTATTAGCATCTGTATTCATAGATAAGAAGTCTACGAATGATATAAACGCTGAATTCTTAGCTGAAAGTATCTCAAATGCAATAACCGTTGCATTACAACCTATAACTGAAAGATTAGAAAAGATAGAACAAACACAAACTAATCGTTATCTATCATCAAGAAGATATCCATCAGCATGGTATAAGAAGATTGCTCCAAAATACAAAATGCTTATGGAATACTTTGACTGCATGAGAAGTGAGTTATATTCAAGTATATATAAAGAACTTGAGGATACATATGACGTAGACATAAATCAAATTCATGAAGATTATTGCTATGAAAATAACTTACTCAAAGATGAATGTTATCCAATGGACGCAATAGAACATCATACTCAATTAAGAGACGCATTAACATTACTTATAGATAGTAGTCTTATTAAATATGGATTACAAACAGAAGAACAAATCAAAAACTTTAAAAGAGAAACATTATTTGATAGACCAGTAATTAAACAGAGAATAACATATGTAGAAGATAAGATTTAATTCAATAAAATAAAATTAAAAAAGACTATTTCATACAAGATATTAAACACAACAAAAATGTAATTCAACGAGTGAGAATTGAGCTATGCGAAATTCCACTCGTAATAGTCTGTCTTCTTAAACTGTTGTATATCTTCTTTCAGTTCAGTTGAGGTACACCAGTGGATGTCTAAATTCACACTTCTTAAAATTAGACGTCCACCAGTGGATGTCAACTGAACTCTCGTAAGTATCACTAAGGATAAAACAAAGGAGGAATTATTATTAACAATTATAAAGTTTATCAACATACTAATCTTAACAATGGTAAGAAATATATCGGCATTACTCAGAAACCTGTTAAGGAAAGATGGAATAACGGAAATGGTTACAAAGCTAACAAGAAATTTTATAAGGATATTCAAAAGTATGGTTGGGATGATGGTTTTTCTCACGAGATTATAAAGGATAATCTGTCATACAAAGATGCTCGTAATCTTGAAAAATATTATATAACTAAATATGATACCGTATCTAATGGGTATAATAATGCAAATTTTAACTTAGGAAACTCATTTCAATTCAATTTTGATGATTTTGTTCCAATGGATAATAATTTTATAGAGAATACAAGTAAAGAGTATTTCACAAGAGTTCCTAATAGTTTGGTGCAAATAGATATTAAGAAAAAATATAATCTACATAGAATTTTTTATCTTATTTATATTTTGATAGACAGACATAGAAGTTATGAGGATTCGTCTTATATTGTTATTTCAGAAATATTTGATTTGTGTGGTTATAAGCAAACAAGACACAAGCCAAAGATATTTTATGAGATAATCAAGTGCTTGTTATTTTTGAATGAGAGCAATTTGATTAATATTACTTCTGACTTTGATATTTACAACACTGGATATACGGATTGTATTCAAATGGATATAATATGTCAAAATTTCGATGCAACTGAAAATTTTTCAAAAATCACTTCATCTCAATTGGATTTTATAATGATGGGCGAATCGAGTATTAATAAAGAGAATATATTAATGGCATTTCTTTATATCAACTCATACATATATATCCGTCCAAAGAAAAACGACAATGAGGAAATTATGTATAATCCCGAAACTCGACCAGAAGCGTTTTGGAGAAGTATGCAATCTATGGCTAAAGATTTGTCAATGTCTAAAGATACGCTTAATCAATGTCTTTCATATTTGACTTCTAATGTTGATGATAAACAACCACTTCTTATAAAAAAACAAGTCGGAAGTATTCAATCAGACCCTTCTCAACCACCACAAAATACTCCCAATATATATGTCCTTAATAAAGAGGGTTATGAACAAGAGATTGAATGGGCGATTTATAAAATGTTGCAAATTTACAATGTTGAATCTTTTGGTGAGTTGACCGGCAATTATAAAGATTAATCAAAATTCGTTTTCTCACGGAGAATAATATATTAAGAAAGGAAAACTAAATGAATAGATACAAAGTGACATTTTCAGATGATACAATTATGAGACTTTACGAAAATACAAAAGATACTCTCTCCATCCCCTGTTTTAATGATAAATCAGTTGTTTCAATAGAACGAGATACAGATATGTCGTATATGAAATATATAGATTATATTAAAACGGGAGATTTTATCGGATATGATTATAGACATAGAGAAATTTATAGGCACATAACTCCATCTGGTCGTATATATGTGAGAATATCAAAAGATGAAAGTGATGGTGTGTATTATGAATATGCAGATTATCAAGATTATCATGGACAACTTATAATGCCAATAGGTTGGACTTGTACAGACCCTGATAAAGTTTATAATCTATTGATATCTTCACATATAGGTTATTCAGTTATTCAGTTTAGACGTTTTGGAGAACCAAAATTAACCAAACCCAAGGAACTTAAAGGAATTAAACAATTATGTAGTGTAGATTACATTCCCAAGAAAAATAAATCATCTCTTTTCCTAAAGGAGAATGATGTATATGTAAAACATACAGATTATTTTTCACCAATATGGCAACCACCCACAAATGATTTGGGCAAACCAGTTGCTTATTATCTAAAGAAATATTTCAATCAAACACCAAGTGGGAAAAAGTTTGTGTATGATGATAATTGGTCTTCTATTGTTTTACGGAGTGAGGCTTGGATAAAAATAAGTAACCTAAAAAGTTTTCTGCTAAACAGAGAACATTCAAATGTAGATATTGCAAGATTGATTTTAGATGTACAAAAGAAAGAATCTCATACTCCTCGAAATCTTACTATTGCTGGCAATTTAGAATGGGAAAGATATTGGCAACGTGTAGTAGAAGGATTAAGAAAACATATGAATGACTAATTCTTTGACGAATAACTACAATATTAAAAATTTCAGAAAGGCGGTGATGTGTAACATAAGTGAACACAATACATTAATTTCGTTATTTTCTCATTTTAAAGAGAGAATATATATTTAGAGGGCAAAATTCTTAAAATAAAAAAGAGCCATTCCCTATTAAACAGCTCTTGAATCTTTATCTTATCGTGAACCTTCAATCTGAACAATTCCGAATAGGCGGATTGAGATTTCATTATATTCTCCATTGTCTATAAATTGTGAGGTTATTTTAAATCCAAAGTACAGTACAATGAATACTAAAACAACCAATGTAAGACAACCGACAATATGAGCGGCTAAACGATGAGATTTCTTGCACCGTCCTGCGGTGCGGAAAAAGTCAAACAAATTTTGCCCTCTGCCATATGGCAACCACTTGCCATATTCTTTCTACTGGGTGTTTACTCCAACTAAATTGGCTCATGACTTACATACATATAATATGTATCGCATTCGGCACTGCCCAGTAGGAAAATTATATCATAATTTCGTTCTTTTTGCAAAATGCAAGGAGAATATATAACTGTCTCCACTATTCCCTATTCCAACAACCAAAGAAAGCCTCCGTAAATAAATACGAAGACCCCCTTCTTAGTGACGACACTTATATTCAAAAGAAAAGTGAATGTCACCGTGATTATATTCGATATTGCAAGTCCCGTCTATGTTGTTTCTATGATGAAATTTGCAAATAATCAGAAACATTGTAAATATGCATAAAATTAACAATGTTATGTAAATATGATTGTTCGCAAATCTTAGGATTTGCAATATCAAATATAATATGTCTCGACATATCGTCATTAAGCTCCTCCTTTATCCGGCAGGAGGAATATGGCAAACAACGCAAAAAAATATCTAGACAAATATAATTCTATCATTTGCCTAAGTAAAAAACAAGAAAATTATGTAAACAAGAAAGGAAAATACAAATAACACATGATAACTGATAGATACATACCAGACCCTTCGGAATTTGCAGGAAAAATTTATTCCTCAGATTTTGAAACAAATACACGAATGTTTCATAGTATGTCAGATATAGCTGACAGAATAAGAGCAGACGAAAGTTTTAATAGGAGTTGCGAAAAGCAAACTTCTGTAATTAGAAATCACAAAAATAAAAACAAAGAATCGTGAGGAAAGGCGATGATTAGTTATAACTAAGATTCAATACACAATGATGAAACTTCCTATAAGGGAGATTATTAAACAAGAATATGATGTTAAAATTGATAAAAATGAAGCTACGTCAAACGAATATCTTATAAAACAAGGCGATTCAATAATATTTGACCAAATAAAAAGATTGCGAGGATATACTTCGTCCCATATATCCGAGATGGTATTAATTGTAGCCAAAAAGAACCCTAAAACAGAAAAAGAGTTAAAAAGAATCTTAGATGAAGGGTTTTATCTTAATGGAATTCACTATAATCGTTTTGGTAAATCGGCTTCTCAAGGAAAAGATGGAATTACAGCTTTCGTTTGTGATGAAATTTTTGAAGAGTTATATATGATTACTCAAATGGATATTCCTATTGACGAATGCGTCATTTCAAAGTATGAAGCTCAAAGATGTCTCCCATTTAGTTCTTGTACTCTTATTGAAGGATATATGCCTAATATCGTAATAATTGGTGAATACGAAAAAACTCTTTCCAACCAATTAATCAAATATGTTGTAGAAAAAAAGAAAGAGTTTACTGATAAAACCACTGGCGAAACAAAATCTTATATTTCTCGTGAAATAGAAGAAGGTTATAGAGATATTAGCCTATCCCCTTTTGATGGATGTGGTTGTCACGAATTAGAATTTACACAAGAGATAAGTAAACAGTTGAATTTGGATTATAATGTCATAGGAACTCAAGTGAGATTACCTTTTATAAAAGGTTATTCTATATATGTGCCATTCCGTGAAATTTTGAAAGAATGGGGATATGAGTTTATTACTGATATTTATGGTCGTAAACATAATGTTGATGATATAGATTGTATTTGGAATATTTCTATGTTCAAAGGTCACAAAATTTTTAAATCTAAATATGGTAATGATGCATGGGAAAAATATATGCAAACAATAGCCAAATATCATTTTAAACTTGGAATAAGTAAATATAGTCATCATGTTAAACACTTAAATAAATACACCAGAATGAATTTTCAATATCTTCAATGTTTAGACTTGTGGAATCCTAAATATATTGAGGCTTATGAAAACAAAAATAAAAAAGAATATGATATTTTAGACGGTGATAATAAGGGTAAAATAATTGAAATAGCCCAATACACTACATCTTTATTCGAGAAAATTATTAAAGGTGATAAATTTTATACCTATAAATTTATGGGTGTAAACGATACTGAAAATTATGAATCCGACAGTAAGTATCTTGAGGCTGCATTAATCAACGATGTTATGTTAAAAGACCCAGCTATCAAACAGTTCATTTACAGAAAATTAAAGAAAGCTATTGATGAGGCAAAGGTTGGGAAAATATATTGTTCAGGATTTTATCATACTGGTGTCGGAGATATGATTGGATATTTACAATATGCAGCAGGATTAACGCCGGTTGGTTGTTTAAACGAAAGAGAATTTTATAGCGCCAATTTTGAACAAGGTGATTGTGTGTCATTTCGTTCTCCATTGGTAGACCCTTCTGAAGTTAATAAGATAAAAATTGTTCGTAATGATATGATCAACAAATGGTTTAGACATTTTCAAGATCAGGATGTTGTAATGTTTAATATGTATGATATTTCAGCACCTCAACAAGGCGGCGCTGACTTTGACGGAGATATTTTCTTACTATGTAATGACCCTATTATCATAAATTCTAAAATTGATAAGTTGATTATTTTAGATATTGAAGATAAAATTACGGCAAAATCAAAGCCATATACAAAAGAGAATCTTATTGAATATGAGGTAATGACACGTGATAATCGTATAGGTGAAATTACAAATGTTGTTACCGGCATTGAGAATAAATACACTACCAATGATGAAGTTAAGCAATTATATTCAGATTATTGTTCTTTATTGCGAATTTTCCAGGGCAAAGAAATTGATTTTCTAAAAACTGGTTTTCGTTGGCATATAAATAAAGGTCTTCGTAAATATTTAAAACAACTTCCTTATTTCCTATTGTATAATTATCCTAAAAAATTAAAAACTTACTTCTCTATAGTCGAAAAGAATAAAAATAAAGCACCCGAAGATAAGCTTCCTTTAAACGCATATCATTCCCCTTCCCCTATGAATGAATTATGTGATTACATATGTAGTTGGGAAAAACACAATATTCTATGGGATAATTGTTTGTCAGATTTAGTTGATACTCGATGCTTAATTGTTAACAATGATATTGATTTATCTGATAAAAAAGTAATAAAGATATGTCGTAAATACATTAATGAATATGCCGAGGCAATGCGTAGACATATGAATTTGAAAAATGAAGATTTCGATTTGAATTCAGTTATTGATAGTTTTAAAGATAGTTTATCACAAGAACTTGGTATTGATGAAGAGACAATTGCAAATTATGTTATAAAAACTTCATACAATTCTTTTTCAATCAGTAAATCATTTGCGTGGTCTGCTTACGGAGAATATATTATTGAAAATTTGAAAAATAATACTAATCCAAAGAAAAATATCTCTATCCGTGAAGTTCCATATTATACGGACGGTGCATATGAATACCTTGGTAAGTATTATGAATTTGAGGTAGGTGATTCATATTTACAGTTGTGATGATACTTATCTTTATGAAATAATTGAAGATTATAAGAGTGCCAATTTCTCTAAAAAAGATGAGATTTTCACAAATTTTTGTGATTCAATATGGCATTCAGAGAATAAAAGACGTACATACAAGAAACATATTACATTTTCTGTTGCTCCGAATATATTAAATACAGAGATAGGACAAGTATTTGATATATGGTCATCTGTTGAATATCGTTATTATAAAGTTATGACAAAAGATGGAGACTGGCAATCTATCATACGTCAAAAAATTAATAACCTATATACTCGATATTTTGATAAAAATGTTATTTTATCTGAACAATATATGAATTTGCTTAAAACCCCTAAAAAATTGTATTATGATTATTTACATGGAGTGGATATGGATTCTTCAGAATTAACAGCAATCATTGATAACGCAATGGATGATGCTAATAATTTAAAGATTAAATTACAAAAAGAAAAAATGTCTTTAAGTTGGGTTAAATATAAAAAAATAATTGAAGAATTTTTAAGAAAAGCTTTTGATAATTGCAAGTTAATTGAAGATTTTGAGGATAAAACAAAATTAAATAACATATATGATTTTATGACAGAAGACCACTTCTATGTAGGTTACATTAATAAAACCTTAGAAGGAGAGTTAATGAAATATCAAAAAAGATATTATGGATTACCTCAAAATTCAAGAAAAGGTTATATTCGATGCAAACTATGTGGAGATATGATTGTGCGCACTAATAATAAGAAAATGTATTGTGAGAAATGTGCAAATGCTAAGGAAAAATATCGAAAACGTAATAATGCGTATAAATATCGAAAAGTAGCGAAATAGAAAATTCTACTTTTTCGCATACCTAAGCCATTTACAAGCATTTTTATGTGTGTATATATAAGATATGGGTAGCAAAGTAACTGAAAATATCGTTATGTGCCGACTTGACTATTATGTCTTGTTGGCATATAACGTAAAAATAATCCAACGAATGCTTTGTTATGGGTACAAAATAACTCGGTGTAGATTGGTTAGTCACCATGCCGAGATTATATGAATGTTGAGTATTGACATAGAAGGATACTTTTATGTAGGTACTTTCGGTATATTGTGAGATATATTGAGTAGACAGAAACTGTCAATAACAAATATAAGTGCAAAACATTATCGCAGCAAAAAGTAGATTTCAGGACGTTGGTGTAATAGACGCTCAGTGAGAAGAATCTTGAGGCTTGGCAGGTGGAACTGTGCAAGATTGTAGAGAAAATCCAAATAAACCGATTGTGTCGTTGATACGCAGAAATGTGTGTATAAGTCCTGTTTATCGTCCGAGTAGCCCAAATCGACATTAAAATAAAACACATATAATAGAAGAAATTTATAAAACAAAAAATCTTTTCTGAATGACATGGGTGAAAGATAGAGGTAATCAGTCCTCTTTATTCTTGATGCTTAATGCATTGCTATAGAAGTAATGAGGTAGCTCCTTATTGCTCAGACTATAGTAAATTATGACTGAATATTGGTACGATTTTGTTTTTGTAAGGTGAAGACCTATTTTTGTGTTCATAGTAAAGCATTTGTTGGATTGATGAATGTAAAAATAAAAGGGAGAATATTTTCCCTTTATCTACGAAACCGAGTTTTAAATTTTGTTCGTTTATGTTTTCCTGAAATATCTACTTTTGTAAATGATGTTATGAGCTTACAGAAACATTTAACAATCAGATAAATAATAATTGTCACTCCAAAAAGGAATATAATTATGAAGAATAATGCTGCAATTTGTGTGGCTGAGTTAAAATTTAAAGCCACTGAAAAAAGTTCTACCATTAATATCCCATCCTTTCACTTTATACAAATCCCACATTGGAGGAGATTGTTAGAACAGTCGTTAAATTCAGTATAGTATTCTCTTCCTTTATGGTCAACACAAAAATTTTTGATACAAATATTTTATCTTATATTATAGATATTACCCCCGATTTGTTTATTTTGTCAACATTTGTTGTAAAAAAATATATCCCAAAGTCAGTTATATTAACTGGCTCTTTTTTTGTGCAAAAATATAGCAGGTTGGTGTAAAAGTAGCATATAAGACTCATTATCTTATGATAGACGTGCAATTCGTCTACCTGCCTCCATTAAGTGATATTTCATTGAGCATTTCACACTTACAAAAGAAATGTACGCCCCTTGTGGCAAATTTAATAGAAAGAAGTGAAAGGCAATTAAACCCGTTTCCAAAGAAGAATTGAATATCCTCATTAAAAATGGCATTATCGTCAGAAGTTCGAATGGTTATATTGACCCTGAAACACATTTTGTTGTAGGGCATTACAGAACAAAAGGCGGTGCTGGTCGTGTATATATCGAGGATATGTATGCTGATAAGGCTAAAAAATTATATTTGAAAGGATAAGAAGGACATATGGCGAAGATAACAAAGGCAGTTTCTCTAAAGAATGCTGAAATCAATATGGAAGATATGACAATCACTGAAACGACAAAAGATGATATAAAAGTATATTCATTGGACAAGTTGTTGTCTGATTGGAATCATATAAGCGGTATTTCTCTTACCATTAAGCAGGATGATGAGATTCCTGCTAACGAGCAATCGTAAGGGCGGTGGACGTTATTAAATTTGAACGACTTCAAGATGAAACAGATGAAGAACTAATTTATAGAATATGTTCACAAAAAGATATTATTGGTACTTGGTCTGACGTAGCGTCGATTATCAATCAGTTGACAGGAAATGATTTTGGAGAAAGTACATATCGTAAGAAATTTCAATCATTTCAGAAGATGTTGAATGCTAATCAAAGTAAGTTTACCGATTCTGATGAACAACTTAAAGAACTTGAGTTTCAAAAGAGAGAGTTGAACAAGGCAAAGGTGAAACTCCAAACAGAAAAGTTGGAATATAATCGTTGGTTGCGTGAAGAAGCTAGGGATGAATTGATTACAGAAAAGATTTGTAATGCTATTGCTGCTCTCACACCTATGGATATTCCCACTTATATTGAGCCAAAACATAACACTCGTGGTTTCGCCCTTGTGTATGGTGATGAACATTTTGGCATTGAATATGAGTTAAAGGGATTATTTGGTGATATTATAAATGCTTACAGTCCCGAAATCTTTGAAGAAAGAATGTGGGATTTATTCAATCAGACTGTTGAAATCATAGATAAAGAAAATATTGATACTCTCCATGTATTTAATATGGGTGATTTCAATGATGGTATTCTAAGAGTTTCACAGTTGATGAAATTGAGATATGGTGTTGTTGACGGAACAATTAAGTATGCTGATTTCATTTCTAATTGGTTGAATGAATTGACTAAGTATGTACGAGTTAAATATCAGTCTACGAATGGTAATCATTCAGAACTTCGTATGCTTGGACAACCAAAAGGTACTTTTACAGAGGATAATATGGGCAAAGTTGTTGCGGAGTTTATCAAAACTCGATTAAAAGATAATCCAAACTTTACTTATATAGAAAATCCTACTGGATTGATTTATGCACAAGTGGCTTGCAATACTATTTTAGGAATACATGGTGAAGTCAAGAATATGAAAACAGCCATTGATGAGTTTTCAAGAATTTACAATGTCCCTATTCAGTATTTGTTAGCAGGTCATTTACATCACAATAAGGCAGAAGAAATTGGTATAAATAGCGAAGTAATAAATGTTGGGTCTATCATTGGTATAGACAGCTACTCTCTATCTTTGCGCAAGGCAGCTAATGCTTCTGCAAAGTTGTTGGTATTTGAGCAGACTAAAGGAAAGGTTTGCGAATATACACTGAAATTAAATTAGTTTGCTACTACCCTATTGAGTTAAATTAAAAAATAATTGCAAAGAACGAAAGGAAAATTAATTATGAAAAAGAACGATATTATTGCAGTATATGCAGAAAAGAACAATGTAACAAAGAAGGCAGCAACAGAAGTTGTTGGTTCAGTTATTGATATTATAAAGGATGGCATTTTGACAGAGGGTGTTGTTGATATTACTGGCTTTGTAAAATTAGAGAAAGTATACAAGGAAGCAACGACAGCAAGAAATCCTCAGACTGGTGAGTCTATCGCCGTGCCAGCAAAGTATATCCCAAAGGCAAAGTTCAGTTCAACATTTAAGAGAGAAATCAACGAATAATAGTGAGGTTTTAACATATGAAGAATTACATAGTAGATGATATGGAAGTTTTGGCTGATGATATTATATTTGAACTCGCTTCACAATCGACTGAATTTAAGAATATATCGGTAATTGGACATTATGAAGATATTGAACCAATTATAAAAGAATTGGCTCGTTATGATGATGTTTACTTCATATCACTTGAGATAGGTTTGAGTGGCGTGGTTGATTATGATGAAGAATATATTTTGTCTATCAATAATGATTATGAGGTTTTCGTTGAACCGGCTAAAAGAAATGGCAAGTATTTCAACTATGATAGTGAGGTACTATATATTTTCAGTGATTGCTCGTCAAAACTGATTCATTGTAATTTAAATAAAAATGCGGAAGTATATGAAGTGGATTATGCTGATGAAGTTGAAGAAGATTATGAAGATGAGTTGGTTGATGATATAGATGACGGCAAGTATGTCGTTGTTAAATCAAATTTGAGTGACGATGAGATTAAAGACTTACTTGGTAGAGTAAGAGACAATCTTAACCATATGGATGAATGTTTTGCGGAAATGGACAGAATTCGTGAAATATTCGGTTGGTGAACTATATGAATTGTGAGAGTGTGTGAGAAATTGCACACTCTTTTTCTATGGGCAAAATGGTTTCTTTGTCGGGGTTCGATTCCTTGATTGCCGATGTTTTATGTTTTTCGTTTATGAAACGGAGAATATGAAAGTAGGTCGTCATTCAATTAGATTGACGATTAATTACGTATTTAGAATAGGGCAAGTCGGAGTAGCTACCGATTTGTATAGAGTTCCTACCACTCTTCCCTATTCTATATATTATCAAATGGTAGGAAGAAAGGTAGGATATTTTATGGGATTGATATTACCACAAAGAGTTAAAATTAAATGGACTGGAAACACTCGAAATCATTATGAATCAAAAGGATACATATATACAAAAAATCTTGATGAGTTTGAAGTAGATGTTAAAGACTTAACGAATGGTTCAACGGCTGGCGTAAAGATGAAATGTGACTATTGTGATCAAGTTGTTAATATGCCTTATAAAGATTATCTTATAAGACATAAAGATAAACCTTATTGTTGTAAACAATGCTTACAGCATAAAAGAATTGAAAAAGATGAAAAAGGTAATATTTCGTATGTTGAAGTTCCTTATCGAAATAAAGAATGGTTATATAACGAGTATATTTTAAAAGATTGTTCAGCATCTGATATTGCAAAAGAATGTGGAATAAATGTGAGAAGTTTACGAGAATGGATACGTATTTTAGGATTGCCTGAAAAAAACAAGCCGTTGAATAATATCACACAAGAAGAATTATATGATTTATATAGAGTTAAAAGATTATCATGTAAAGAAATTGCACAAAAGTATAATGTTACAGATGGGGCAATTTCATATCAACTGAAAAAATTCGGCATTCCAATATATTCACCATCCGAAGCAATAAATATTTATTTATATGAAAAAGGTGGTATTGAAAAAGCAAGGAACACTCAGTCTACAATGGAAAATCGCATAAAATCGTCATGTAAACAACGTGGGATTCCAATAAAAGATTTTAATGGGTTCGCCACAACAGAAGAACATATGGCAAGGAACAATACATATTATAAAGAATGGTTAAAAAATGTTTTTAATAGAGACAATTATACATGTCAATGTTGTGGTAAACGTGGAGGAAATTTAAATGCACATCATCTATACAATTTTTCTAAATATAAAAATTTGAGGTATGATGTCAATAACGGAATTACTTTGTGCGAAAGATGTCATTTAATTCAATATCCAAATAGTTTCCATTCGATATATGGTCAAAAAAATAATACACCAGAACAAATTTATGAATTTATACAAAATTATAAAGAACAGCATAAGGAAGTAGTTTAATTTTATTATTCTACTTCTTTTTTTGTTAGGCATAGGAAGGAAGTGATTTTTATGGCAGAACGTGCAAAACGTATACAAATGTATGATGAAAACAAATTTCAAAACATAAATCCCGAAACTCTAAAATTATTTCAAAAATATCAGATAGATATGTCTATCCGTGATTTATCTAAAAATACAATTGATGCTTATAATGCAGACTTGAAACAATGGTTTATTTTTATGTACGACCATCAGTTTAACTTATCTGTTTTAGAGGCAACCGAAGATGATATTACGGAATATTACTATTGGAGAAAGCAACAAGGTAATAATGTAAATCGTCAAAAGAGGGTTATGGCTTCGATTTCTGCATTCTATAAATTTCTTCGAAAAAAGAAACTCATAAGAGAATCACCGACTGAGTTTATAGATAGACCTAAAGCCGGACAACCCATTACAGTGCAAACATATCTTACAAAGGAACAAGTGCAATTAATGAGAGAAAAACTTGAAGAATATGGTGATATTCAATTACAAGCATATGCTTTTCTTTCGTTAACCACTATGGCACGAGTAAATGCTGTTGCCAATTTAAAATGGAAACAAGTTAATTTAGAAGAGAGAATTTGCACTGACGTTATTGAAAAAGAAGGTAAAATTGTAGAATTGAGTTTTTCAGTTGAAACAAAAAATTATCTTGAGAATCTGATTCAATATCGCAAAGAAAATAATATTGATGATCATGGGTGGTTGTTCATTACACCTTATGTTACTGAAGATAAGCCAATACGAAACAGCACGTTGAATGATTGGTGCAAAAAGATTGGTGCAATGATTGACGTTCCTACCCTACATCATCACGATTTCCGCCACAGCTACGCGACGATACTCAAGAACGCCGGCGTAAATTTGGAGGATATTTCCACTATGTTAAATCATGCCGGAACGGATGTAACTAAAAAGTTTTACATAAAAACTGACACTACTAAGGTTAGAAAATTAAAAGATAGTATTCAGATTTAAACCCAACAAACAATAAATTAACAAAGAAAAGAGTAGGTATCCCCCTGCTCTTTTGTCATATAGGAAGAAAAGCAATTATGTAGGTGCAAATCCTGCACTTCCTCAAAAATATGTTAAAGGAGAGCAGTTAATTATGGCAGTAAAAAAGACTGAGCAACCAGTAAAATTAACGGCTGCTCAAGCAAGAGAAAAAGTTAAAGAGTTAGAAGAAAAAATAGAGAAATATGATTCTACTGCATTTTGTTTAATGTGTAAAAAACATAAAAATAGAGAAACTCATTTCTATGTGAATACAGATCCGATGTATGGTGAAACTACTTGCACTCCTATATGTCGAGAATGTGCGAGAAAAATAGCATTGAGAGTAGATAAAAATGGAGAAGAACATGAACCGACTAAGGAAAGTGTAATTTTGGCATTGAAATATTTGCAAAAACCATTTTTAAATACTGTATGGAACGCAAGTGTGCAGGAATCTGAAAATTTAATAGCCGGAAAGGTAAAACATAATGCATGGTCGGCTTATATTAAAAATATTCAAATGGTAAATTATCTTGGTTTGACATTTTTTGATTCGGACTTTTATAAAGAAAAAATCGTTTATGATGATGAAAAAACTGAAGTAAATATCATAAATGAGCATTTGGGACAAGACGTTTATGAAGATTGTCAAAAGAATAAAGAGGATGTTAAACGTCTTCTTAATTATGATCCATTTGAACAAGAGGCTATTGAAGATCAACCTTTTTTATATTCGCAATTATTAGGATTATTGGATTCTAGTGAAGATGCTAATGACGATATGATGAGAACTTCATCTGCAATTTCAATAGTTAGAGGCTTTCTTCAGCAGTCAAAGATAGATGATACGGTTGCTAAATTAATGTCTGATATAAACAATATTGAAAAAAATTCAGCAACAATTAAAACTCTACAAGATAGTAAAAGCAAAATTACATCTATTATTACGAACTTGGCTCAAGATAGTTGTATTTCATTGAAATATAATAAGAATGCAAAAAAGGGTGAAAATACTTGGACAGGTAAATTGAAAAAAATTAAAGATCTCGATTTAAGAGAAGGAAGAATAAATGGATATAATATAGAAACTTGTAAAGGTATGCAACAAGTTGCTGATATTAGTATGTCTGCTATTTTAAAAGCTTTGAACAACGATGAATCTGAATGGGCGGATATGGTAGCAGAGCAAAGAAAAAAACTAAGTGCATTAACTGAGGAGAATGATGGGTTGCGTGAAGCTTTTCGTATTTTATTACAAGAAAATTTAGATTTGCGAGATACAATGCAAGATAAAAATTTATTGAAAGATGCTAATTTATGCGACCTCGATAACATTGTTAATACATATGTATTAGGGAGGAAAAAGGAAAATGAAGAAGAAAATACTACCTGAGTTTCGATATGACAGGGATACTATTGAAAAATATGAGGAAGAATTATATGGAACAGTTTAAATATCCAGTTGTATATAATGATGAAATTGCAAATAGATGTATATATGGTGCTTCATTTGTTCGAGAACTTTTGGGAATAGAAAATCACACAAAAATATATCATAAGGATATTATATATCCTATGAGTTCTCGAAAGGTGGAAGGTTTTCAAAGGATTGCCGAAGAAAAAAATTATTATCAAGAAAACCCCGTTAAGTTTATAAAAGATTTTTTTAATATACAGCTGTTAGATTCTCAAGCATATTTAATGCAAATGTCATGGGCTACTCCCCAAGTTATGATATGTGCATCTCGTGCATATGGCAAAAGTTTTTGGATTGTTTTATTTGCAATGGCAAAACAAATGTTAGCTATTCAACCTTGGAACTGTTATATTGCTTCCGGTAGCAGTCAACAATCAGCTACAACTTTTAAAAAATTAGAGGATATTGCGAATGACAGAATAGCTTCATTAATAAATTCTTCTGGATATATTTTCAAAAATGAAGTAGAAGTTCCAAATGCAAGTGGCGATGGGTTTTCACACAATCCAAGTGGTTTTACATATAGTTTACATAATGGTTCGTTCTCCAGAACGCTTTCGTCGAATATCGATCGTAATAGGGGCGCTCGAGCCTCATGTGTTATTTTTGACGAAAGTGCTTTTTTGTCTCAAGATTTACTTTCTGTTTATAAGGCTTTTTGTGCCACAAAAAACGAATTTGCTACTGGTTTTGATAAAGATGGAAATATGATAGACCAAACAAGATTATTAGCCATTCCTAAACCTATTCCTAATCAATTAGTTTATGTTTCATCTGCTTCTTCTACAGACACTCCCTTTTATACAATGTATCGTGATTTTAGCAAACAAATGATTATGGGAAATAAAGATTATTTTGTAGCCCAAATTGATTGCGATTTAGTTATGAAACCTACTATTATGAATATCCCCACTACACCTGCTCTTACACGAGAAATGATAGAGTCTGACATGCGTTCTAATCCCGAAAAAGCACGTAGAGAGTATTATTGTGAATTTACAACTGACGCAGGTTCGGATGCAATTATAAGACGTGGAGTTATTACTCGCAATGAACGAGTATACAAACCATTACTTTATAATGATACGGGTGATAAGAAATTTGTAATTGCATATGACCCAGCCAGATCCCGAGATAACTCTGTTATTCTCGTTGGAGAAATATATGATTCTAAATTGCCAGATGGTTCGACTGAAAAGAAAATGCGTTTAGTAAATTGTATGAATCTTATTGATGTTGGTAAAAAGATTAAATCGCCAATGCAAACACAAGATCAAATAAAATACTTAAAAAAAGTCATATTGGATTATAACGGTGGTGCAGATGGATATGGTAATATTATTGGTGTTTATATTGATGCCGGTTCAGGTGGTAGTGGCGTAAATATTGCCGATTATTTAATGGAGGATTGGGTCGATTCGGCAGGAATAACACATAGAGGACTTATAGATAAAGAATATTCTTCTGAATATGTAAGTAAGTTTCCCAATGCCGTAAATAAGATACATCTTATAAATCCAGCCGGTTATAAATCTGAAATGTATGAAGCAATGATTGAATTAATGAATCAAGATAAAATTACATTTACTGCACCATATGATAATAAAGATTATTTAACAGTTTTTGATATTGATGAAGACGTTTTAAACAAAGCAAAGGAAGATATAAAAAAACAACTTAAAGAAAAAAATCTTCCACAAGATGAATATGACCAGCAATTCCAAAAAGAATTGGACAAGATTCAATCAGTAAATACAAAAACAATTAAATTGGATTGGCAAGATAGGATTGCTTTGGCAAACTTGGATAGCCTAAAAGAAGAAATTGTGAATATGGTGCGTAAACCGAGAGAGTCTGGCAAGGATTCATTTATGTTAACTCCCGAAAAAGAAAACAAACTTCACGACGATAGAAGTTACACTTGTGCTCTTGCATCTTATGCTCTTATGTGTGAGCGAAGAAAAAATATAACGCAAAGAAAACGACCGAAAACAGGAAATCTTGTAGATATGCTTCCTATTAGGAAAGCGAAAAGATTTTCTTCAATATAAGAAAGGGTGAGTTTTATTGAAGAATAATGAAGAGGTGAATAACTCACCTAATAAAAAACAACCAACTATTGCAGAAATGAAAGAGTTTTATGAAAAAAATAAAAAACGTTTAGAAAAATTTGACAAAAGCATGGATGCTTTAAAACGTTTAAGGAATGAAAATAAAAATACCAAACTTAGAACAATAAATAACTATTCAAAAGAATCAGTTAAGACATATATAAAAAATGTTAGTTCAAATGAGGCAAATCTACGTAATTTATCACGTTATTTATTTTATCGTTCAGAAATTTATTACAGATTATGTAAGTATTATGCAAATCAAATAGACACAAGCATTCATTCTGTTATCCCTAATTATAGTTTAGTTGAAGATAATGACAAAGATAGTATTTTACAATCATATGAAGCAACATTAAATGTGTTGGATGATATGCACATACAATATGAGGTTTTTAAATCAGCAGTTGTAAATATGCGAGAAGATGTGTTTTATGCTTGCTCGTATTATACAGAAGGCGAAGGTATGTTTTGGCTTCCGCTAGATGCAGATTATTGTAAAATCAACGGAGTATTTACCGATGGTTCATATTCATTTGCCATGGATATGTCTTACTTCAGAAAAAATGCTGATTTGCTAGAGTATTATGGTGAACCATTTACTTCATTATATAAAGCATATGAAAGTTCGGGCGACAAATATCAACAAATGCCTGAAGAATATGCAGTATGTACTAAATTCAGGTCGGAGGATTGGGAGACTGTTGTTCCCCCATTTACTCCGATTTTCTTGAGTTTAATTGACTTAATGGATATGGCTGATTATCAAGCAGTTCAAGAGGCTGCAAATATATACAAGCTAGTATGGCTTGAGATGAAAACTATGGGTAATGACGAACCAGATAACTGGAGTGTTGATCCAGAAATAATGATTGAGTATTTTAACAAAATGATAAATGATGCCATTCCTGACTATATTTCAGCGGCTATTGTACCAGGTGAATTACATGAAATTAGTTTTCCTGATAGTGGTGCGGATAGTGATGTTACAAAAGTTGAAAAGGCAACAAAAGAAATTTTGAATAGTGCCGGAGGTGCTCAGATATTAAATCTAAATTCAGCATCAAATTCAACTGCTTTCAAATATGGGGTAGCGGCAGATACGGAATTTATTATGTCCCCTATTATTTCACAAATTGAAGCTATTATAAATAGACTACTTCGTTTTTATGTTGGCGAAGACCATTGTAAAGTAAAATTCTTTGAAGTTGGTATTTTTCAAAAAGAAGATTTCAGAAAATCTTTATTGGAATCGGCACAGTATGGATTACCAACAAAGTTAATGGTAAACTCTTTAAATGGGTTTTCGGAAAAAGAAACAATGGCTTTGAATTTCTTAGAAGAAGATATTTTGTCTGTTTCAACGAAATTCCAACCGTTAAGTAGTTCTTATACGCAAAGTGGAGATGGTTCAAATACCAAAGATGAATCCGATTTAACAGATGCAGGATTACGAACTCGTGACGAAGACCTAAACAATAAATAAGGCGGTGATGTCAATGGGCAAAAAATTTATTAAAGTTTCTGATGTTGAAACAGCAAATTTATTAACGAAATTGGGGTTTCAACTAATAGATAAAACAAGTGGGATATATACATTTCTTAATAATACAACAACAAAATTTTCAAACGATATAGACAAAAGTAAAGTTCAATACAGTAATGTATTGTGCATATAATACTCCCCTTTTCTGAGGAGTTCAATAATCAAGAAAGGAGGATGTACACATGAAAAAGAAGATTTTAACAATAGATGATTTATATAATTTTTATCTAAATAAAAATAAATCTTGTAATTTCAGTTCGAAAGATACAGGGTATCAATTATCAGTACAAATTCCAGCGAATTTTGAAGTTGAAGAAACTGAAGATAATTCGTTGCTTTACTGTAAGGTGAAGTTAATGCATTCAGGTTTGAATAGAAATCATTCTAATGTTACTGATGATGCATTAACCAAAGCTTCAAAAACGTTGGCTTATAAGCCGATTTTGGCTAATTTCATGGAATATGTAGATGAAAAAACAGGTGAAACATTAAAAGACTTTACATCTCATGATATTGCATTTGATAATGACGGCAATCCGATTTATCTTGAAAAGCAAATTGGATGTTTTACTGCTGATAAACCTACGTTTGAAGTTGAAGAAAAGACTGGTCATAATTTTTTGTATGGGTATTGTGCAATTCCAAGAGAATATACTGATGCTTGTTCAATAATTGAACGAAAAGGCGGTACAAAAATCAGTGTTGAATTGGCAGTTAATGAAATGTCTTTTAATGCTTCAACAAAAGAACTTGAATTAACTGATGTTGTGATTATGGGTGCGACATGCTTGGGTAAAAATCCCGATACTTTAGAAGATATTGAAGAAGGAATGAAAAACGCAAGATTAGATATTGCTGATTTTAGTGTTGAAAATAATTCTATTAAATTTAATAGAGACGAAGAATTGTTTGAACTTTTAGAGAGTCTTAAAGATACACTTTCTAATTTCAATAAAGAGCAAATTGCTCACCATAACTCAAAGGAAGGAGGAGTAAATAACAAGATGACAAAATTTGAAGAATTACTTGCCAAGTATGGTAAGACTGCTGAAGATGTGACATTTGAATACGAGGGAATGTCAGACGAAGAACTTGAAACGAAGTTTGCAGAGATGTTTGATGATAATAAAGATTCTGAAGAGCCTTCCAACAATCATGAAGATGAAGAACAGAAGTTTGAAAAAATTGTTCGCACATATGAGATTTCTCATGATGATATACGATATGCTTTATATCAGCTTTTGTCCGAGTTTGAATCTGCCGACAATGATTGGTATTTTATTAGTGCTGTTTATGACAATCATTTTACATACGAGAATTGGGATGGCAATAAGATTTTCGGTCAGAATTATACAAAAGATGGTGATAATGTTGCTTTTGACGGCGAAAGATATAACTTACATCGTGAATTTTTGACTGACAGTGAATTTGCAGAGTTGCAGTCTATGCGTTCAAATTATGCAGCGTTGGTAGACTTTAAAAATGAAACCGATGCCAAAGAACTTCATTCTCAAAGAGAAAAAGTCTTGACTGATAAAGCATATGAAATCATTTCTGCAAAAGACGATGAGGGTAATTTTATTAATGAATCTTTTGCGAAACTATATGAGAATATGGATAAATATTCTCCTGAAGACCTTATAAAAGAAGTTAAAATTCTTGTTGGAGAATATGCTTTGCAAGGCGGAGATGTTGAAACAAAAGTAGAAAAGAAATCTGCTGTCAAACATTTTTCTAATCCAAATGGTAATGAAAAAAAGACAAGTAAATATGGTACATTAAAATTCAAATAATATTCGCTCTCTCGAATTGATATGCACTTGCGTATCAGTTTGAGGGTGTTTTTTTTATGCAAAAAATTAAGAGGAGGAAATAAAAATGGCAAACATGAGCATTAAATATGAGATTGCAAAACATGCCACTGCAAACCCATCAAATGTATTGTCTGGTGGTACATACGGCGGTCATATGTTTTCAATCCTTTTGGGTAGCGATGCAGACAATGGTAATTTGATAGCCGTTGGAGATTGGGATAGTCTTGACCTATTTAAGGAGGCTGCTGTTACTAAATTTGAAGGAAAGATTGTAGAGAAGATGGGTAATGGTAATTATCTTGTGTTGGTTACTGACCCTGGTGATGCAGTTTTGGTATATCAAGTTCCAGTAGGTGCAGAAGAATGGACAAACGAATGGAAAAAAGAAAGCAACCTGTACAACAAGACTGGTGATATAGTTCGTTGTTATGGTTTGGTAAAGTACGATCGTTTTGAAGTTTCTGCTGAAGGCTTTAATGGTACGCCTGAAGTTGGTTCTTCGATTACAGGCGTAGCTAACAAAAAGCTAACAGTAGCCTAATAAAAGTAAAGGAGGTAAATAAATGAGAATTTCAGATAATTTAACAAGAGTATTTTCAAAGCCTGAAAACGATTATGAAGGTTTTAAAAGCTTTTTGTATGACTATACACATGGTATTCAGATATTTGATGAAGATGGTAATAAGGTAAGTTCTGCACAAGCAAATGAAAAAATTAATAAAGTTTGTTTGGATATTCTCGGCTTTGATGAAGGTTACAAACCAACAAGAAGAGATATAAAGAGAGCCATGAGAAGAAATGGTATTGAACTTATGGAAGTTCTTGAGGAAGCTGTCGATTTCAAGGTTACAACAGGCTTTCAGGATAATGAATTCTTCAATGATTTTGTTGAAAGCAAGAACATTGCCAATGGTGATAAAAATGAATATTGGGTTAAGAACAACGATGTTATTCTTACTGTTGCTAAGGTTTCGGGTGACCACCATGACCTTTCATTACAGAAATTGGCAGAAGGACAAAGTTTTTCTGTTCAAACTTCTAATTATGCAATAAAAGTCGGAATGGATATTGATGTTTATCTTACTGGTAGAAAAGATTGGTCTGAATTTGTTGATGCAATTTCAATTGCTTTCCAAGAAAAAATTCAGAATGATATGTTTACTGCTTTTGTAGAAGCAGATAATAAGCTGCCGGCACAAGATAAGTTTGTAATTACGGATGAGTTGACTAAGGAAAATAAGAGCAAGTTTGATGAACTAATTGAAGATGTTGAAGGTGCAAATGGTGGTGCGTCTGCTGTTATTCTTGGACTAAAGTCGGATCTACAAAAGCTTGAAAGACTTCAAGATGTAGATTGGATTGCTGACAGTCAGAAAGAAGAAAGAGCAAGACTTGGTAGACTTGGTTCATATGGTGTTAATACACTTGTAGAAATTCCTCAAAGATTTGTAAAGAACGATGTTACAAAGAAACTTATTAAGCCAGGTAAATTGTATATTATGCCTAACGTTGATAATAAATTTGTTAAGTTCACTGATGTTGGTGAAACGGAAATTAGAGAAGAGAGTGAAAAGGGCGACCGAAACGATGACTTCCAGACATATGAAGTTCAACGTGAAATGGGTATTGCTGTAATTTTGGACAAGTACCACGGTGTCTTTAATATTGCAAACTAATATATATGGACAGAGTAAAAGGAGATTTGATTAATGGCATATACAAAAAAAGTTGTTACAGAAAAGAAAACAGAAGAAACTGCTGACCAATCAGTTAACACTGAAACAACCAAAGAAGTTGAAGAAAAAGTAATGGAAAAGGTTGTTGAAAAGAAGAAAAGAGTTTTCAAAGACTCTGACCCTATTCTATGTATGTCTATAACACCCGGTCAACTTGGTATGTTTGGTTTAAAAACAAATATTCATTACAGTTGGGCTGCTCGTGGAGATGAAACAGAAGTGGAATATCAAGATTTAGTTGCCGCTATTCGTTCAGGTAAAAAGCATATTACTGAACCATATTTCGTTATTAAAGATGATGATTTTTTGGATGCTTTTCCTAATATAAAAAAAATATATGGTGATATGTATTCTATTGCAGATTTAAGAAGTGTAATTACTGATTTGGACGCAAACAGTATGAAATTGACAATTAATTCATTGCCTTCGGGAGCAAAGGAATCTATCAAGAATATAGTTTCATCAATGATTATGAATGGTCAGATAGATAGTGTTTCAAAGATAAAAACTTTAGACGAAATATATGATACAAAGTTTATGACAATGACTGAATTGTATGAAGATTAAGGAGGTGCGGAATGACATCTTCTTATGAAGATATATATTCTCGTTTCCTACAAAAATGCACAGATTATGATTTTATAGAATTGGACGAAGAAACTGTTTACGACAATATGGAAGGGTGGTTACATTCAGTTGCCTCCCTTCCCTATGTTCGTGTTAAATTTAAAACATTTAGTCTTAATGATGAAGTGTTAAAAATGAATTGGGAATTAAAAAATTCTATAGACGATAATTCTGACGAATTATTTGTCATTGAAGTATTTGCACAAGGAATGATTATTCAATGGTTAGAGCCTAAAGTAAAATCAATTCTAAATGTAAAACAATTTTTTGGTGGTAAAGAAGAAAAATTTTATTCCCAAGCAAATCATTTAAATGAATTACGTTCATTGTTGTCGGACGCTAATATATCTTTAAGAAAACTTCTTAGAGACCACGGATATATTATTAATTCATATATAAGCGAGGAATAGTGTCATGCAACATAAATACGGTTATTTTTCACAACGACAAATAGATTTAACAAAACAGTCTATTCGTAAATCTATATTTTTCTTATTGTTATGTGCAGATCCAAATACGAAACAAGAATATCAATACATAAATGTTAATGAGGCTTTTGTCAACTTATTGAATAGGTTGGGTGGATTAAATAAGCTTTTATATGAACCGTCAGAACTTGTAACAATTATGAGTTTGCTTGAACAGGCTTTGTCTCTATATGACGAAAAAGATTTTAATTTTAAATTGTATAGAAAACTTTTACTGGATGCCGGTTCAGAAGTTTTGAAAATCAAGGGCGGTGATTAAGTGCTGTCTTTAGATTTATATAAAAGAACTCATTTGCGTAATGGTGTTCTTACAAACGGACAAGTCCGAAAGCGTCAGTCGGACATGGTTGAAGAACAGACTTGGTTTGAAGATATACAAAGTAGAAAATGCTATATTTATGATTATTTTCACGATGATAATAATCATTTAAATCAAGGGATGGACTATTCTTCAACTTCTAAGACACCCATAGACGCAAAATTCATTGTTACTCAATATGGAACATTATCAAAAGACCAAGTTGAGTATCATTTACAACTTCGTCCGAGCCAGAAATTAAAATTTAATGAGGGTGACGATTTATATTATTATGA